TTTTTTTATGAATAAATCCCACTAGCCTTCGCCGCCGCTGCCACTCCCCATCACTATCACTAGCTAGTAAAATCTACACTATCACAATCACAATCCATCTGATAACAACCCCCCCTCTTTCCTATCACTTAAAAATCACCCTACGTTTCGTATATACACAAAAAAAAATAGGAACCCCAGAGCCCCCATAGCTAGTACTTTCGTACCAAACAACCCCATAAACACTACTCTAAATACAACATTTTTACTAGAAAATCACCCCATTGCTTAGCCATTGCCTCAGCTATTCCACTAAAACCCCTACTTATATTATATCCCCACTTATCACCTGTCTTTGAGGTATATTCCTTTACTATATTAGTAGGTACTAGCTTAGGTAACCTCTTTAACCACAAACACGTTCTTTTACTTTCATTATGCCCAAACTCATAAGGCTGGATACTTTGATCAGGTTTACGTATTACACTTCCTATAATACCTACTGGGTTTTCGATTGCTATCCTTTTGATTGGGGCATCCATTAACATCTTAACGAATTCTAGTGCCTTCTTTTGTTGATAGGCTTTAGCCTTAAACCATCTTGCACCTGAGGATGCTAGATGTGTACAAGGAGGGAATGCAATCATTAAATCCCATCCCATATCTAATACTTCTCTTATATCACATTGATAGTGATTGCCTTCTATTTCACTTGGTAGTATATCACAACTATAGGTATTAATAAAGCCTCTTTTAATAAAGGCTTCTCTTGTTACTGCTGTGGATTCACATCCTATAAGTATCTTTAAATCTTCTTTTGTTCTCATCCTTTACATTAAACTAGATTAGTGTTTGGTAAGGGTATCTCTATCCCTATTGGTTTCCATAAATGTAGACAGTTTACATGTACGTTTACGTATTCGGATTTCTTAGGATGGAATTGTATTACAGTTTCATCTTCATCCCAAAACATATCTTTAATCTTACACATCTCAGACCAAGTGGGAGTTCTTTCTTTTCCTTCTGAGACCATGTGTACTGAAACGTGTTCCCATCCCTTTCCTTCTGAAGCTATTACTAATGCTATAGTTCTATTGCTTAAGGGTATTTTAAATGCCCCATTATTCCCAAAGGATTCATCACTACGCATTGGCCCATTTGTGATCCTATATTTCTCAGGTACTTTCATATCCTTAGTTTATACTACTCAGTAATGCTCTGTTTTTCTTCTCTAATCTCTTATTGGTTAAATCATCGAATAAATCTTCGATTGAGGTATAAAACTCTATAACCCCTAACTTTACACCTTCATCTATCCTTTCTTTAACTATACGATACCTTGGAGTATCCCTTACCATTACACATATTTCGGGTGCTAGATTTGATGTAGATACGATTACTGTACAAACAAACATTATTACCTCTAACTTATCCCCCTCTTCCTCTACAACACCAAAAACTTCACTGTGTTCACTATGATTAGCTATATAGTATTTAATCTTTTTATTGCTTAACTTGAATTGAGCTTTCTGGGACAATTCTATACTTATACGTTTCATTGTAAATCTTATAAAAGGATTGTTTATAAAAGGCACATCTGCCTATAACAGTATACCACTCATTGTTTACTAATACCTTTGCACCTGTGGGATATTTTTGGGGTTTGGTTTTCAGTGTTTCAAGTGCGAGTTTTACCTCCGTGGCAAATAACTTACATCTTAAATGTTTAGCTAAACTAGCTAGTTCTTTTTGTGCGATTGTTTTCATCTTTTCCTATTTAATATAAATAGTAATCACTAATCACTATAGATTAAGGTAATATCATTAGATATTATGTCCCAGCATCTTTAAAAAATGGATAGCTACCCCTATACACCTTGCTTCACATTCTGTTACTGTAGCGTATGTTCCAAGTTTTGGGTTTATACCAGGTAAAGTAGAAGTTACTCTATATTGGTCATTTACAGCATCTTTTGATCTGTTAGTGTTATAGCCATACGAGGCAATTTTAATTTTACCTATAAATAAACTTGTCTCACTTGTGTATCTACCCTCTATTTCTTTCCAATAAGCATAATAAGTAACAGTTATACCCTTTAGCTTCGCATCAAGTTCTCTTATATCCATTTTATTAGATTATACAAGGAAATGATTTGTTATGGATAAATGTGTAGTTGGCATCTGTTAAGCTTTCAATCTTATCCATTGCCTCACTAATATTTTTAGCAACTACAAAGGTTTCACCTACCCCAGAAATATGTACCTGATACCCATAAGTTTCATGGGTACCTTTTTTAAATTCTGTACAGACCCGATGTAGTTGTTGTTTAGTTATATACAGACAAGTGAGATTACTTATATCTATTTTCTCCAAATCTCTGTACCATCTTTCAAAGTCCTTTATATCCATCTATTCCTCCTTACTTTAAAAATTAACTAATATAACCTGTGCTCCAAGGTAATGGTATCTCATTAATATGGGGTATAATACTTAATAACACCATTTGTACTACCCCTATACCCATTGCAATTAGGGCTAATATCTTCCTTGTCTTATAGGTAAAATCAATAAATGCCCTACCATCCTGGTCCTGTTCCCATCCATCCTTATATGCCCCTGGTGTTAACTCATTTGCACTAATAAAATACATCCCATCATGTACAAATGGGAATATAAGCATCATATATAACAATGTGCAGATACCCATGCTCCAATGTATTAAACAAACAATATAAATAATGGGTATAGCAATTAATGCTCTAATGATAGTTAGCCATGCATGGTCATACTTTTTACCTTTAGGTTCTTGGGAATTATTTACATGGTAGAAATAATATGCTTCTACAAATCCCAGAATTAAAGCTACGATTATCCAATATACTTCAATGGATAAGATTAATGCCATCCCTTTCATTTTACAGAATCTTTATGGGTTACGTATGTAGTATCCCCATGGCTCTCAATTTTTGGTGAACCATAATAAATACTCTTGTCTTTACCGGGTGTATCACTTAAGAATGTTTCATTACAATAAGAGATACCAATAAGGGTAATAACCCCTAAGATAAATAATGCCACCAAAACTAATGTTGGTCTTTTCGATAGTTTACTCATGATATGATATATTTAAGATGAATAGTTTACTCCCATATAAACTTAAGGAATGCAAAGTGCTTACGTGTACTGGGATAACAAGTATTATGTTCATACCCATAAGCCTCCTTTTCAAAACAATTATTAGCAGAATCCCAGTCAAATCTGATTAGCCCATTCAGAAAGGTATCAAATAAATACCATATATAGAAGCCCACAATAAACAATTCTTGTTGTTGACAGATATGTATCTTTTCATGGGTTAAGACTCTAGAATCTTGTGCTAATTCTTTACTACGAATGATAATAAAGGGCCATAAAGCTAAGCCTTGTATCTTGTGTTTAAGCATCCATTTCTGTAGATTGCTGTTATCCTTGATTATTACTAGTTTATACATAGCTTTTAGAGAAAATAGTAACACCTACTATTCCAAGTTATACCCCCAAAGGGGGTATAAGATTCAAAAACACTAAATTATACACAAAAATGAGCAGAAAAACAGCACAAAATATATCAGACACTGGTATAGATTTCATTGCTAGCTTTGAAGGTTGTAGGCTAACTGCTTATCATAACTCAAGTAGGGAACCTTGGACGATTGGTTATGGTAATACGACCTACGAAAATGGCCAAAAAGTCCAAAAAGGGGATAAAATATCAGCTGAAAGAGCTAAAACGCTATTCAAAAATAAACTTCTAGAGTTCTCTAGTGTAGTAAATTCACTTTTAACAACAGATACTACCCAAAACCAATTTGACGCTCTAGTTTCCCTCGCATATAACATCGGTTTAGGAAATTTGAAACGTTCTACTGTATTGAAAATGGTAAATGATAATCCTAATAACCCTGATATCTCTAAACGATGGGTTTTATGGCTTTCGAAGGATATAAAGTTTCGAAATGGCTTATTGAGAAGAAGGAATGCTGAAGTAAAGCTCTATTTTTCTTCTTCTTTTTTTCCTTTCCCTAAGGGTATTACATAAGGGTGTATAATAATTCCCCCTTTAGGGGGGGAATAAATTATTATACCCCTTATAGGGTATTCCCTTGGGTGGTATACTATTTAACGACAAATACAAACACATGTCAAAATTACTAGACTTTGTACTCAAACTCTTGGTAGTAGTAGGCCTATTCATCCTTATCTTCAAACAAAAGCCTTCAGTTACTTCTACCGAATACACTCCAAGAGATACAGTTATCACAAATGTATCTTTCACTATGCCCAAACAACAAGGCCCTACAATTCAGCCTTACACTGTAAAGGTTTATCCAAGTGTTACAATTCCCAGCACTTCAGTAGTTGTAAATGATTCACTAATCAAAGTAATTGATAGCTTGAAGAACCAAGTTGAAGTGCTATCTATTAACTTCTTGAAACGGTTTCCGGATAAACCCAAGTTAATCACAGGAAGTTTTTCCCAAGACACTATCACTTTATCACTTTTACGTACTGATGGTAACCTATATGAGGATTCATACCCAGTAAACTTTTCTAAGTACACTTATCAGTATGGGGATAAGGGTTTAACAAAACGAAGGAATAAGTTCAAGTGGAAAGATTTACTTACCACTAACGTATATGGGGGATTAGGCTATTCCATCCAAAACAGTGAATTTTTATACCTGAAAACCAACTATGATATCTCAAGCTTTAATACTTCAGTACGTATTGCCAAACCTCTTACTAAGGATTACTTTGATATAGAGGGGACTATTGGTATTAAGTTAAAGTGATATATGGCTAAAAGCATACAAATTGATGAACGTAGGTTAAGTGCAGAGGAATTTAATATTGTAAGGAGAGCATCCACTGATGTTTTCTTTTTTGCTACATTAGTATCCATTATACACCCCATAAGGGGTAAAGTTAAGTTTGATTTATTCCCTTTTCAGAAATCTGTCCTATGGAATTTCCTAAACAATCGTTTTAACATTGTATTAAAGTTTCGCCAAGCAGGTATTACAGAACTTATTGCTCTGTACTGTTTATGGCTAGCCTTATTCCACCCCCACAAAAATATCATTATCATTTCAATTAAGGATAGCGTAGCTAAAAAGGTATTACGTAGGATTAAGTTTATGTATATGAACTTACCTGAATTTTTACAACTACCAATCATAAATGGACGTACTGGAGAATATGGCACAGCCCAGGAAATCATATTTGCAAATGGGTCAACCATTACTTCATTACCAACAACTGAACAAGCAGGACGTTCAGAAGCAGCATCTTTAGTTGTTATTGATGAAGCAGCAGTAGTTAGATGGGCTGACCAATTATGGGCTTCTATGTGGCCAGTACTAAGTACTGGGGGTTCAGCAATTATTAACAGTACAGCTTTTGGAGTTGGTAATTGGTTCCATAGAACTTGGGTAGGTGCTCTAAATAAAACTAATCCCTTTGTACCTTTACGTTTACGTTGGCAAATGCATCCAGAACGTTATAGATTCCCTGGTGATATGGAATGGTATAATGAACAAGCTGCTGCATTAGGTCCCCGTAGAACTGCCCAAGAAATTGATGGAGACTTCTTGTCTTCTGGTAATTCAGTATTTGACCCTGTGGATATAAGGGCTATAGAGGAAGACCTTTTAGAATTAGAGTATGAACAGGTATTAATGAACAAGGATTTATACATTTACCAAAAACCAAATCGACTAGAGAAATATGCTATTGGGGCAGATATATCCACTGGGCGGTCTAGAGACTTTACATCCTTTTCAATAATATCTTCTTCGGGGCAAGAAGTTGTTGCATACAAAGGAAAAATACCCCCAACAAAAGCTGCTGATTTAATGATGAAGTTTGGAAAGAAATATAACATGGCAGTATTAGCCCCAGAAACTAATGATATTGGACTAGCTGTTACCGAAAGGATACAAAACCAAGGATACCCCAATCTTTACTATAGCAAAACAGTACTAAAAAAGAAAGGACATAAGAGAGAAGAGAGAGCTTTAGTACCAGGTTGGTTAACTACTACAAAAAACAGGCCACTTATAATTGACGAGTTAGAAGAAGATATCAGGGTACGTAATTTGAAAGTAATTAGTCCATTCTTTGTAAATGAAGCTTATACCTTTATCTATGATGAATCAAACAGACCAGTAGCAATGGGTAAAGAAAAAAGAGCAAGTACTACTGATACAGTAAATTTGGGGGATGATGGGTATACAGATGATGCAATATTTGCAACGGGTATATCCAACAGAGTTAGGAAAGAAAAAATAACAAGAAAACCAATAATGGCAAGATGAAAGTCTATAAATTCCTGGGAATACCCATTTGGAGTGTATCTAACAAACCAGATATACTAAAGAAGTATCCCAAAGTGAAATCCCCCGTAGCATTACCCGCTAAAGGTGGTAGGGTTAGTATACCCGATTATGATAATGATATAAGTAGTAATCTGACAATCGGTGGGTTATTAAAGATAATATCCCCAGACTTCGAACTAAATTCCATACCTATTATACGTTGTTTAGTTAAAGAACACCCCATACTATCTCAAGCATTAACTACAATGGTAGAATTAGCCAATACTGGCTATAATATCAAGTTTGATGCTTCAGTTAGTAGTGAGGAAGCAGTAATTATGCAACGATACATTGAAAAAAGTTCTAGACAATGGGCTGATACGGATGCCAATATACATGGGCTAATCAATAAGAAAATTGCTCAGGTAATTGTATCTGGGGCTTTAAGTTCTGAATGGATTCCTAAATATGATTTAACAGGGATATCAACTAATGCGTTAGTAAACCCAGAGAAGATACGTTTTGTATACAATAAACAAACTGGTAAACATGATATCTATCAAAAGATAAGCGATTTAAGTCACCCCAGAGCAACTATGGATGGTTACTTAAAATTAAACCCAAACACTTTTAAATACTATGCTTTAAATGGTGATACCTCATCACCTTATGGGTATCCCCCCTTCTTAGCAGCACTAGATAGTGTAAAGATTGAAAAAAGCATGGTTGAAAATATCCAATTCATCGTAGAACAACTGGGTGTAATGGGATTCCTACATGTACTATATCAAAAACCCAACCTTGTAATGGGTAATACTACTTCAGAGAAGGAAGAACTAGAAAGCTTCCTGGAAGAAGCAGTAATACGCTTACAAACAAGTTTAAAAAATGGGGTAGTAGCGGGATATGCTGATGATGTAGAATTCGATTTTAAACAAGTAACCAAGGATTTTAGTGGTGTAAAAGAACTTTGGGATTTAAATGAGTCCAACCTAACTTCAGGTGTAAAGATGGACCCATCCCTACTTGGTAAAAACCATGGAAGTACCGAAACCCAGATAACTGTAGTATTTACTAAAATGCTAGCACAATTAAAGAATGTGCAAAACTTAGTGAAAGCAGACTTGGAATTTGGGTTTACACTTGAGTTAGTATTAGCTGGGTTTAAATTTAACAGTATAGAAGTAATATTTAACCCTTCAACCGGAGTAGACAAATTAAAAGATGAACAATCTGAAGAGATACGGATACGTAATTCAAATGCTTTATATTGGGATGGTATTATATCATTAGCTGAATATGCTAGACGCCATGGTTATGATGATTCCGATGAAAGTGAACCAAGGGTAATGAGAGTTAATGTAGCTACAGTACAAGAAGATGTAGACCCCCAAGCAAGTAAAGAACGTAAGAGAGACCAGAAAAATAAGGTTAAACGGAAAAAGACAGATAAGAAGAACTATACACCAAAAACACTTAAATAACATATACAATGAAATTATTTTATGACAAGATAGCTTTATGGTCAGGCCATTCTTTAATAATGTCCCCCACTAGTATGTCTCCAGTGGATACTCGGGAAGATATCTACTTAGCTCCAAAAGAAATCACTAGTCTGGGGTTCTTTGGGTTAGATACTCCAAATGAAAATCCCTATTATAAGGATATTAATGCTAATGACCTGGTAGTAAAAGATGGGGATGTTGCACACATTATAATGCGGGCACTATCTCAAGTAATTGTACATAAGAGATGGAATCCCACTGATTTTAGTAAACCCGGAGTATTAAAAGCTTCTATGAATATGCTAGTGGGTCAAACACTATACAAAAATCATGAAGCGATAGTGGGTAATGAAGTTGGTTCTGTAGCTAAAACTTTCTGGCAAGAAAGCTTTACACAAAAAGGAATAAAGATACCAGCTGGTATAAATATGGAACTAGTAGTGGATAGTAAGTCCCATCCAACAGTAATCCGTTCTATGTCATTAAAACCCCCCGCTATCCACTCTAATTCAGTTACTGTATCATTTAAGTTTGCAAAATCTCATCCAAGTCTAAGCGATGAAGAGTTTATGTCAAAACTTGGACAATATGGAAGTGATGGTAAACTTATACGGAAAATTGTTGAACAGATAGTTGGATACCATGAAACTTCATTAGTAGCTCATGGAGCTGACCCATTTGCCCAGATCCAAGACAAAAAAGGAAAAATAGCTAATCCCGAATATGCTAATTCTATATATAGCTTAGCTTATGAAGGAAAAGAAACCCCAAAAGTATACTGGGTCAACTACACCGATGTAGAAAGCTTATCTATGTCTGAATCAACACCAGAAGAACAAATTAATAACAATAATAACATATATACGATGAAACGAATCGAATTATTACTACTTATGGCTTCTTGCTTTGGTTTAAGCTTAGAAGAAAAACCCGATATGGATGACACCCAGTTTAAAGCCTATCTCAAGGGGGAATTAGATAAACTGGGGATAAAGGATCTACAGGCTAAAAAAGAAGGCCTATCCGCTGAAAACACAACCCTATCCGAAAAAGTAACCAAGTTGGAAGGTGAAATTGCTGCTCTTAAAGAAGAAGCAAGTAAAATTACACCGGGCCTTATCCAGGAACATGGAAGTTTTGTACAAGCCTTAAGAGATGAGGCTACTAAACAATATAAGCTTTCGTTGGGAAAAGAAGAACCAAAAGAAGATGTTTTAGCATCCATTGCTAAAGCAGATGTACAAAGTTTAAAAGCTTCTCTAGAGGCTTACAAACAAACTGCCGATAAGAATTACCCAGTATCTTGTGGAGCATGTGGCTCAGTTAATATAACTAGAGCTAGTTCAACTCCTGATAATGGGGATGGTGGTACACCAGCACCTAAGAAATCCTCTCCAAGAGATACCAGTAAAGATAAGCGTACAGCTTCTTTAACTGCTTTTAACGAAGAAGACTTCGAATAGTCAAGAGACTAAATGTACTTACTACAAAAAAAATAATTAAACAAGAATACACATGGACCAAATTACAGCAAGGGGAAATCAAACCCCACTAGCCGTCTTCTTTAAGTCGGAGTCACATAAGTTGCATATCCAAGGTTTCGCTAAAGGTTTACAAATAACTGCAACAGCTTCCGCTGCATTAGTTACTGGTAATTCTATTGCTGGGACTGTTAATGGAGTTGCACTAAGCAGCACAGCTTTTGGGGTTGATTCAGATACCACTATGGCTGCATTGGCTGCAAAGATAGCTGCAGTTGCCGGAGTAAAAAGCGCAACTGTAACTGAGGTTGCTGGAAATACTAGCGATGACAGAGTTATCGTAGTACTACCAGAAGACCCAAATCAAGTTATAGCAATGTCATTTACAGTAACTGGTGGAGCTTCCCAAGCAACCTTTACAGTAGCTGCTGCTGATAACCGAGTATATAAGGGTATGCCCGTAAAAATTGATACCGATGGGTACATAGTACCATTGGGAACTTCAGCACATGACCCAAATTGTATTGGTTATTCCGTACACGATGCAGGATACGAAGACCCAGTAACAATCATAGCCAGAGGCTATGTTCAAGAATGGGGTATTGCTGATGGTAAAGTAACCCCCGGACCCGTAAAATATACTAGCTGGGATGCTGCTACAGGTAGACCTAAGTTTTCATCCTCTTCTGTTGACCAGGCAACTTTTTCTGGTTGGGCAATGAAGGGTGCTGATGATACCGCTCTAGTACCGGTGGTAGTTAGATAATTTCAAGCCTACTGCACAATATTATAACAATAAAATACGATTATACAATGAATAAGGAAAAAGTATTACAATCCGAAATTGTGAAAGGGCTAAAGAATACTGTTAAAGTACTGGAAGCCACTAGAACAAACAAAGATAATCCAGTAGACTTGGGTTTCTTTGAGCACTTTAAAATGTCAGACCCAGAAAAATATGATAGTGCAGAAGCTGTCCTATCAGATATGGGTATTGACCCACAAGTGGACACTATACATAATTTAACTACTATGCCGGAAACTGATTTAACTTGGGTAGTACCCGAAATAGTTAGGTCAGCTATAAACCTGGGTATACGTAAGTCAGCTATCTGGCCAAAGTTGGTAGCTGCTGATGAAACAGTATCCCAAACCAAAGTGGTAATGCCTCATGTAAACATGAGTGATGCCGCTCCTAAAAGAGTAAATGAGGGAGCAACTATCCCATTGGGACAAGTAAGTTATGGGCAAAGAGATATCTCTATCTGGAAAATGGGTAGAGGATTTAAGATGACCGATGAGGTTGTTCGTTATGTATCTCTTAACCTATTATCAATATTCCTAAGAGACTTTGGATTGAAACTGGGTATCGCTTTAGATACACTAGCTATCCGGACAGCACTAAATGGTGACCAGCCAAATGGAATAAATTCTGCACCAGTAATTGGGGTAGCAACAGCGAATACTTTAGCATATAAAGATTTGCTGAAACTCTGGGTAAGAGGTTCTCGTCTGGGAAGAAGTTATGGAAACATGATTGCCGGAGAAACTATGGCTATTGATATGTTGGATATGGATGAATTTAAGTTACGTTATGCTGGAAGCACTACCGCAACTTTGAATATCCAAACACCAATCCCAAATTCAGCCAACCTATTTATCCACGGTACTATGCCGGATAACCAAGTAATGGCTATTGATAAGTCAGTAGGGCTTATCCGATTGACCGCTGTACCATTGATGGTAGAATCCGAAAGAATCGTATCTAACCAAACTCAGGCAACGTATGCCACTATTACTACCGGTTTTGGTAAATTATTCGATGACTCAGTAGTAGTAATCGATAAGTCATTAGCATTCTCTGGTGCTGGATTCCCTGCATTCATGGAAGTTAACGACTTGGAGGTTGAGGAAATTACTATGGACTAATTAACAGTAATCAGTTTGTCATATTTAATCTGAAAGGGCCCTAGTATCATATCTATGGGCCTTTTTTGTGTTCAACTATTCATATCTATAATTCCAAATACAATGAAATATTACAAAGTAGGCAAATACGCCAAGTCCTTTAGCTGCTCAGTTTCTGGTATGACCGTAACTACAGCTCTTCCCGGTAAAGCTGGGATATTAACTACTCTTATCTCTAGTGCTCTAAAGAATGGGCATTTGATTGAGATAAGTAAAACTGAATATGAACAACTTGTAAGCAATTACGAGCAACGTTCATCTGGTAAATTTATCAAAACTTCTGCAGAGAAACCAAAAGCGGAAGAAAACCACACAGGAAAAGCAGTAGATACTGAAAGAGAAGAATTAATGGCCAAAGTAGGCGAATATGAACTCTCTAAGAAAGAACTGAAAGCTTTTCAAACAATGACCAATGAGCAAATAGCTGATTGGTTAGCTAAACAAGAAGAATAATATTTGTCTGTTAGTTGTTAAAGATCACCACCCATGGCCTTACCAGTAGCTAATTTTACTTTCTTAATAAGTGGCTTAGTAGTTGCTTTTACCGATGGTTCTCTAAATGCACCGGTATCATGGTCATGGGACTTTGGTGATTCTACAACTTCTAATATCCAAAATCCTTCTCATACGTATCTTGCAGCTGGGACCTACACTGTAAAATTAACAGTAACTAATGCAGATGGCTCTAGCAGCGTAACTTCAGTAGTTGCTATAATTCCCCCAGTAGCATCATTCACATTCTCCCCCCAGTTATTACAAGTAAGCTTCTCTAGTACTTCTACTGGAAATCCAAGTATAACTACTTGGGATTTTGGGGATGGCGCCACTAGTAACTTGCCAAACCCCACACATACTTATGCTACCCCCGGACAATACACTGTAACATTAACCGTGGATAATGGAAATGGGGTAGATGTAGCAACTCGTACAATAAACATAAGTACATCACCTGTATTACCCTTATCTCTAAGGGATTTTGCCTTAATCAAAGCAAATGGGATAGCAATTGACCCCGAAGCCTTGGATGCTTATATTGCACAGTGGCAATTATACATAGGACCTCTAGTAAGACCTATTATACCTCCTGCAATGTATTTAGATGAAAATGCATATCCCCCACTAGCTAATGCCCTGATTGCTTCTTTAGCAGCTTGGTCAGCAGTTACACAATTCGCACAACAAATAACTATAACAGGGGGATCTCCAGGAGGTAGTTCATCCTCTTCATCCTCTTCATCATCTAGTTCATCATCTGGAGCAATTAAAGCAATTGAGACAGGCCCAGCTAGAGTAGAATACCATGACCCAGCAGACTTAGTTTCAAGTATTTTTAGTTCCAGGGGCTCTTCTAGTAATACCACTACTTACTTCCAAACTTTTATATCAGAACTTTGCACATTAGCAGCGGGGTTAGGGATACAATTACCCATGTGTGATAAACTTCCTTCACCTAACATTGGATTTATAGTAATGAAAGGTAAAACTAAGAAATCAAATTGCATACCATGTAATCAAACATGGACACCACCTTCAAGGATGGCTTGGACAACATTTCCTACACATTTTATAATATAAGCTTATGGATAGGATAGGCCCTGTAGAATGGGAAAGATTCAAGAGCATTATAAAAGATGCACACGACACTTTTTTCCAGGATACTATCATTTGGCGTAGATTTATCTATGGTTTGGATATCCATGGAGAAGATAATGAAAATGCTACTTTTCAGGATATACCATTGAAATGTTTGTTTCGTTATAACGATTTTAAAGTATGGCCATTAAATACTCCTACTACTTCTGGTGAAATTGATAGACAAACTAATGTAGTTATGTTTAACTTAAGGTATCTAGATGGACTTGGGTATCTAGATGCAAACAAACAGTTTATGTTTAGCCAAAGTGCTGATAGGATAATTGCTAGAGGGGTAGTATATAAATCCACAGGAGAAACATTCTTATCACAAGCTTATGATGAGCCTGTAATGATGCACATGGTATTAACAAGAGAAGAAGTAGAAACTGCAGATTTATCAAGGTCATGAATATTCAGATACGCCCTTATGGAGATTGGTCAGGTTGGACTTATCGATTAAAACGATTAGGGTTTAATGTAAAAAAATCTGCGATAGCAGTACAAGAGGAGATTGGAGAGAAACTAGCTAAGATGGTAAAAAAGAACCTTAGAGGGGAAGCAGCTTTAAAATATAACTGGACACCTTTAAACGAAAAAACTAAAGATTTTAAAAGAAAGCATGGGTTAGATTCTCGTATACTTATTGCAACTAAACAATATTTAAACTCAATAGAGGTATATAAGTATAGAGGAAAGGTTACAGTAGGAATACGTAGAAGTGAAAGATATGAAAATGGAGCTACAATAGCAGATGTAGCAGCTATCCATGAGGTATATTCTACTATGTCTGATAAGCCATATAGACCACTATGGGTACCCACCTTATATGAGTTTTTTGGTACTAAGAAACATACTAACCAAGTATTAAGACATTTTGTTGAAAACTTACATGCAAAAGGTTATCCAGTAACCTTTAGACAAATGTTTGTATAATGAACTCTCCAAATATAAGCAACTTTTTAAGGATAGTAGAACGTAGTATATTCCATGTATTACGTAAAAAACTTGTAGCTTATGGATATTTACCAGATGTAACATTATATCCAAACACTCAAGCAGGATATACTCAATTTAATCAAGCTTTAGTAAACATAAAAAATACGAAGGGTTATGCAATAGAATTATTTGGTGTTGGCTCATCCCAATCTAAATATATGCTAAAGGTACCCCGTATAGTAATTGTGTCATTTGGGCTATTACCAGGAGATATAGGGGTTAGAACAGAATATGATGAGGCTTATACAGTAAATGGGGTAACTCGTATACGTAGAAAAATGTTACTAACTACTAGCCGTGATTATAATTTTGAAATCCATATAATAGCTAAATCTGCTGAGCAATCCCGTGTAACGCAATCAATCGTAGCTTTATCTATACCTAACTTAGGTTACATTCCTCAATATGGAAGTACTACTAGATACCTATCAGTACAAAATACTGGGAATAGAACCATACCAATATTACAGGAAGGTTTGGAAGAACATATACTAAGTTTTACTATGAAAGACCTTTATGAGGTTGAAGAAACAGTAGTCGATACTAATTTAGCTCCTATAAATACCATAGATGTTGATATGCACTTTGGGGATGAGGATACAACTATGCCCCCAGATGACAATATACATCTAGAAACACCGTAATCACAACATGGCACTAGACAATATCATATATACAGGAGAAGACATTGAACTCGAGTTTTCATTATTTGACTCAGATAATGCACCCATAAATATACAGGATACCCAAGCATTGTTAGTAAGGCTATATCATGAAGAGGATGATATCCAACTAGCTACTTATGGTACAAACCCTAATCCTGGAGTCAATACAAATGATCTAGTAGTATCAGACCCAGCAACAAATAACTTTATTATAAGATTACAAGCAGAAGTAACTAGACAAGCTTTACCCGGTATGAATTTATTAGTAGAAGTAAAGGTTAGATATGCTAATGCAAATTATAGCAATAATGACTTTGACACTATAGCCTCTGGGGTTATAGTAGGACAACTAGTAAAATCACAAACGGGTAATATACAAAATATGTAACATGGCAGGTAATATATTAGTCCAAGTAAGAACAGGAAGTAATTATAGGCCTGTATCAGTTAGTTTAAAGAAAATAAGCGTAGGTATAAACCTTAACTTAAATAGGAAATCAAGTATTACGGGCCCAGCCCCTTCAGGTGAAGATGTTATGGTAGACATAGTTGCAAATGAGACAATTAGTATTGGTGACCCAGTAACTTCACTGGGAACAGTTGCTGATACAACTAATGCAGCCCATAGAGGGAAAGTAATAGGTATAAGTACCCAGAATGTTACTAGTGGATTTATGGTTAGAGTAAGGACAGGGGGATTAATGATTCTCCCTGCACCAATGCCATGGTCTTCTGGGAAACTTTACCTTAAAAACAAACAAATTGCATCATTACCGGGTAGTGGGAGTCCCCATACATTTTACCAAGTACTTGGAACTGCATTAAACAATACATCATTCATAGTAGAAATTGAAGAACCCATAAAATTATAGTAACATGGCAAGAAGAAGGCCCATAGTTTTAAATGAAACCACTGGAGAATTAGAACTCCTACAAGCAGGGGATAATATACAAGAAGTAGATATTATGACCCTTATTAATGGCGAAGCTACTTCAATCATTAAAGGTACTCCTGTATACATTTCTGCAGCTGGTACTGTAAAAATTGCAAAAGGTGATGCTCCATCTACCAGTAATACCATTGGGATAGTAGCTGACCCTACAATTGCTAGTGGGGTATCTGGCCCAGTACAATCTGAAGGTGTTATAACTGCTACTACAGGAGAATGGGATACTGTAACGGGGGATTCTGGGGGATTAGTACCAGGATTAACATATTGGCTATCCCCATCCGTAGCGGGTAGGATTACTAAGGTAGCCCCTTCAACAGGGTATTATCAAGTAATAGGTATAGCTTTATCAACTACTGATATGCAGTTATCAATAGGTAGAAGAATTAAATTCTAATGGCAAAGATACCAATATTATTGGAAAACTCTACGGGAGAGTTTGAAACATTAGCCAATGGTATGTTTCTACCAGGTTCTGGGGGAGATGCCCAAAGAGCTATTGGATTGGCATTGGATAGATGGTATATAGTCGCTGTACATTCAACACTTTCCCTGGGTGGCACATCTGTAATAGGTACAGGTACTGTAAGGTTATACCCATTTGTATTACCACTACCAGCAAAAATAGGTACATTAAAATTTAGTGTTGCTTCAGCATATAGTGGGGATTACCAAGTAGGAGTATTTAATAGCATAAATGCCCATCCAGGAGTATTAGTATGGTCCTCTACTAAAATAACTGGGGGTTTATCCGTGGGGGATTTATTAGTAGGTGTAAATAGCTATGTATTACCCCCAAATGTATATTGGGTAGCTTTAAGAACTTCTACTAGTGTTACATTGGATAGAATTACTCCTAATAATGTAATGGGGGCTTTAAATTTACTGGGTAGTGATAATGCGGGTAATCCTGCTACTAGTTTGTATTACAGTTTAAATTGGGTATATGATATGCCAACAGATTTATCGGGTGCAAATTTTCCAAGTTATACCTATCTTAATGGGTCTATACCAAAGATATACTATCAATTAATATAACTAATGATGAGCGAACGTCAATTCCTTACAATAAAGCTATGGATACTGGGTAGTTTATCTGGTATTATGATAGCAATAATTTCTTGGTTTATAGTTAGGTATGATCGAGTGCTGGATGACAATATGAAAGACCTTAAAGGTTTCAATGCATCCCAACGCCAGATTAATGAGCAAATCCTAACAATCTTGGAACAGCACAATGGGGTACACAACTTATTAAATGAGAAATTGCTAAACCAGGATAAAGCTATTGAAGAACTAAAGCACACAATTGAAGAGCAAGGTAAGCAGATAAACCAGATCTTATACAGCAAGTAAATACAATACTAATACACATAATTAAAAACACTATATAATGAATACACCAAATGTTAATTTCAATATCACTGATGATAGCTTTTCAATCTTAGAAGCTTTAAGTGGAGTAATATTTGTACAGGGAGTATTTAAAAGAGGCCCTATTAACAAACCCGATACCTTAATAGGTTCTTGGGAACAATTCGTTAAAATTTACGGAGGTTATATCCCAAACAATGAAGACCCCATACAGATAAAACGTATGTTTGATTATGGTGCAAAATTACGAGTTAATCGTATAGCCCATTACACAGACCCAACAGATGCTAGTACTTTAACTGCAGTAAAGGCAGATATTGTTTCTGGTGTATTAGTAGAATTTTCTACTAACTTTATCACCGGTAACGTTATTAATGTGGATATCAATGGCCAATCTTCCAATACCTCATTTAATACTGACCATGCCACAACTATAAGCAATCTTATAACTGCTTTACTAGCAAATACCAATGTTAAGCAGGCTTTCCTGGATCAAAGTAATAACTTAAGGGTATTACTCTTCGTAAAAGATGCTGATGCCTTAGCAAATATTACAATTAATGTTACAGGGGGAGCTTCCCAGCCAACCGTTACCATAACTCCAATGGATTCCATTGTCAATGAGGAAATGGAAACAATGTTTTTGGCTACAATGAAATATGCCGGAGCAGATTACAATAATGTAATTATCGAAATAAAGGATGCTAGTAATGGTGATGCCAATTATTTTAACATGGAAGTAAGACACCTTACAGAACCCAATTTAACTGAGTCTTATAGCAATTTACATATACAAGGAGCAGTAGATACTCCTTCATTAACTTTCCTACAAGATGTTATATTAAGGTCTAAACTAATTGACTTTAATTACGTATCCTTAATCTCAGTAGCGGGTACTACACGTCCAGTAAATGGGTATTACATGTTCGGGGGAGGAACTGATGGTTCACCCATCACTAATGTAGACTATATCGGGGATTCAGCTGCTAGAACTGGTTTCCATGCTTTTGACCAATACGATGAGGCATACTTCCTTTGTTGTCCTTCCATAGTTGATATGGCAGTACACCAAGCTGGAAGTGCTTATGCAGATAACAGACAGGATTTAATCTACTGGGGACATTTAAGTAATGCACTAGTAACTGCCCAGGATCTAGTAAACGCTAGAGATGCTTCAAATATTGATACACCATTTGCAGTTATTTCTGCTGGGGGTTTAAAAGTAACTGACCCAATAACTGGTACACCCATGGAAATATCAGAAGTGGGAGATATGATGGGGTTATCAGTAAAAGGCCATGAACAAAATGGCCAATACATATCTTTCTTTGGTTTAGAGAATGGCTTAGTAAGAAATGTATTAGGGGTAGTAAATAACTTTGGTACACCTGCATTGTACAATGACAGAAACCAATTAGCAAATCACCAAGTAGCCCTTGCTTGTTCAAGTAATGGCAGGGTTTATATTACCAATGGGTATACCCTACAAAAATCAAACAGTAAGATGGGCTTTATCAATATCGTTTGTTTGGTGATATACATTAAGAAGAATCTTAGACCTACACTAGAAAGATACCTGGAGAAGCCCAACTTTATGCCAACATGGTTGGACTTATACCATGAAGTAGAGCCTTTCTTGAAAGCCTTAAAAGTAAAACGTGGGTTATACGAGTATAAATGGCAGGGTGACCAATTTGCTAAATCTCTATCAGAGACAGACCTTAAGGTAAATAATCCAACCGATGTAGGTAATGGTAAGTATAAGGTAAAACTATACATAAAAACCATAGCTCCTATCATTGAATTAACACTGGACATTACATTGACCAGAACAAACGTTGACTTTGAAATTTTATAACAATCATTTTAAAATTATATAAGAAATGGCACAAATACAGGATCCTCGAAAACAGTTTAACTTCCGTGTTACTGTCAATGGACTAAACCAATTCCTTGTACAAGATATACAGGTACCCGAAGAAAGCTTTGATGTAGCAGAACATGGGGACTGGAATTTCTTGGTAAAAACGGGAGGCTTAAAGAAAATAGGTAAGGTAACAATGGAAAAAATATCCATAGCCTATGGCCCAGATAACTGGCTAGCTGGTTGGATGGTACAAGTACAAGATACTCAAGTTGGTGGGGGTTTATTACCTTCAGTATACAAGAAAAACTTACAGATAGACCAATTAGCTCCAGATAACGTAAGTGTAATAAACACTTATATGTTAATTGGTGCATGGCCTTCTAAACGTAACACTATTGATTTCAAACGGACTGGTTCAGAAAATGTACTAGAAAAATTGGAATTAGAGGTGGATGAAGTCCTCCAGGCTTAATCACAAAACGGTTGATGTTCTATTTACGGGTAGGGGGTAATGTTCTCTCTACCCGTTTTTATTTATAGCGAATTTTAAAAACCAATAATATGTCACAAGAAACAGCACACCTTAACAACACCCATGCAAAACTGGGTTTACCACAACGTTACTTACCCAACATAGGGTTAGTAGTAGACAATGTAACATTACCTTCTGGATTAGTGGTATCCATTAGAGAAACTAATGGGGAAGATGATGAGATATTGTCTAATTATGCTCGTTTAACTGATGGCAGTGCCGGAAATGAATACACTGCTAGAATCATCCATTCAGGACCCAATGGTAAAAAAATGACCATTGAGGAAGTGGAATCTCTAAAAATACGGGACAGACAATTCATTATGTTTGTATCACGTATAATATCTCTGGGAGAGATATTTGAATTTAGGCTAGAATGTCCTTCCCCCAAATGTACTAAACTAAGAGAGCAAGGATTAACTAAAGATATCCCATGGGAAGAAGATTTAATCAAATACTTTGTTGATATGGGTAATAAGGATAACCCAGTAAACAAATTGGCTAAGTCTAGTTCCGTAATTACCCCATATATTAATGGGAATACTAAATTAGTAGAAATTTCACTAGATGAGCATAAATTTAGGTTTAAAGCTTACACTGGTAAATCTGAGGTAAGGGAATCCCAAGAGGACCAATCCACTTATGAAAATAAGTTAAACCTAAACACTATACTATACATGAGGGAAATGGAATACCTCAAAGATGGTAACTGGGTAACACCTTCTACATTCCAAGCTTTTCCCAGTAGAATAATGGCTAGGTTACGTAATGAGGTATTAAAACTGGATGATTTATGGAAACCCATTACTACAGTTAAATGCCCTACTTGTGGTACAGTACACCAACAAGTTTTACTGCAAATTAAGGATTTTTTGTTCCCCGAAGAGATTTAGCAGCAGAATTTGCATACCTCTCTCTATCGGGGATAATATTAAATTACGATACTTTTTCAAAGATACCAAACTCAGCTATAAAAACCTTTATGCATTATGCAGAGTTAGCAAATAAGGCAAAAGCTGGTAAACTTTAAAACAAAATGTCATTATTAGGTAATTCCGCAAACATAGGCCTTGGATTTACTATATCATTAGTAGATCGCTTTAGTGCACCTGCTGGTACTATAGCCAGAAGGATGGGTATGTTAGATGAAAAAGCGATGGGCCTACTAGATACCTTTGGCTCATTTGCTATAACCGCAGGTGCTGTAACTACTGCAGTAGGGTATGGTATGACTAGAGCCTTTTCAAGAGCTGTAAAAGAGGCAGGAGAGTTCCAAAACCATTTAATTAGTATCAAAGCAATGGCTGAGAAAATGGATGATGGAGCAATAAAGGATTTGGGTAATAATGCTATGGTTTTAGCAGAAAAGTATGGGATAAGCTCACAAAGGATAGTAAAAGCCTACGAAGAAGCTGTAAAAGCGGGTATGGAAACTAAAGCCCAAATGGACCCAATTATCAATGCTGCAGTAGCTTCATCATTAGGTTCAAGTGAACATTTGGAAGGAGAAAGAGGGGTAGCAGCAAGGTTTATTGATATTATGATGGCATTTAGAAAAATGCCAAGTCAAGCAATGGAAGTAGCAGATATGATGAACACTGCAGCAATTAAATCTACTACTTCATGGGACCAATTAGCTAAATCATTAGAATATTCACAAGATGTATTCCATAACTTGAAGATACCATTACATGATGCTTTAGCATTATTAGCGTTAATGGGAAATATGAGTATAAAAGCATCTATTGCTGGTACTTCCTCTGCTAATATGATGAGGGAAATAGCTAGAGCAGCTGGGGGAGAAGTACCTAAGAAAACAAAGGCATTAGCTTCAATAGGTTTAAAGCCAAAAGACTTACAAACCCCTACTGGTGATATACTATCTTTACTAGACTTATTAACCCTTATCAAAAAACATACCCAGGGTTTACCAAGCTTAGCCAAACAGAATATTATGCAAGCTTTGTTTGGTACAAGAGGGGGTAGGGGAGCTAATCCTGCACTTGACCTGTTATATGATGAAGTGGGGGCAGATAATGGTCCTACTGTAAAGGATAGGATAGGTATGACTCTGGAGGAGTTTATGGATGCAATCAAGAATAGCAAAGGTACTACTGAACGTTTAGCTAAAGAGAAAATGGAAAGCTACCAGAAACAGGTAGAACGTTTTAATGCTGCTACAGAAAATTTACGGATTGCAGTAGGACAAAACTTATTACCATTCCTTACACCATTAGTTAAAGTATTAACCTTAATGGCAAAATTTGTGGGGGCTATTGTAAAAATACCCATTATTGGCCCATTATTAACTGTACTCATAGCTGGTATCGGGGGATTACTTATCCCTATCGGATTAGCAGTAACAGGTATTGGATTACTTACAATAGCTTTATCACAATTGGGTATAATGGCTCAAGTAAAAGCTGGGGCAAGTTGGGCGGGATGGTTATTAACTGGTATGCGTGGGACGAACCCTAAATTTTGGGGGAAAGCTAGTGGGTCTATGGGTATGAGAAGAGATTTGATAGACATACTCTCAGGGGATACATATAGGAATGCACAAGGTAATTGGGTAAGGAGAACAGCACGCCCTGGAGTACCCATGTTTATAAATACTGCAAGAGATGGTAGAGGAGTACAGGGATGGTTATTTAAGTTGGGGTCTAGATTGGCTTTTGCAGTACCATGGTTAGGTAGACTAGCAGCAATGTTCTTGAGACTTATACCTATAGTTGGATGGGTTATCACTATCTTTAGTATACTAACGGCTTTTGGGGTAGATTTATCGGGTGTGTTTAAATTCTTAAAGGACACAATAAAGTTAATAATAAACAACCTACTTAATGCATTGGATAGTTTGAACCCATTTAACTGGTTTAAAAAAGGTCCAGGATTCTTCCGTAATAAGTTTGGTTATAGCTATGAGCTTTTTACTGCTCTTAATGATACACCAGGTGGTGAACCCATAAAAACATACAGTACACCAAGGGGTATAAAGGATTATGAAAATCAAATGAACCTTATACAACGATATAACCCAGAAGAGCAAAAAGCAAAGCAAAAAGAAAAAGAAGAGAAAACCTTATCTCTAAATATACATGTAAATGGCTTGGGTGAAAAACTACAACAAGTTATTAAGTATAAGGATGAACAAGATTTAGCAGTAAACTATAATATCGCATAAAATGGCAAATATAGAAAATAGGATACTTAAAAGTGTTGGAAGCTATGTATCAATAGGGTATCCACATAATATGGGTGAAGCTGCATTAACTGCATTTGGTATTGGCCACCAGAAAATGCAACATACCGCTAGCGATCTAAGAGGTTTAGTTCCAGGTAGGTTAAAAGATCCCGGAACAAACCCTAATAAGATACAGCATCCATCAGGGATAGTTACAAATAAAAACAATACTGATAGTAATACCCCAAACCAGATACAGTCTCCAACAGAAACTGTTACAAATAAGAATACTCCAAATGGGAATATTACTAGTGTAACACCCCCCTCATCTAACCCTTCTGCAAGGCCTCGCATTGGTATATATGACACAATAACAAGGGATTTAATAAGTTTTTATTATGTACCAGAAAGTTTTAAATACTCTATTGATACTTCACTAGCAGTAATACATGCAGTTGGACAAAACAATCCAATATACCATTTCTCTGGGTCTTCAGATGAATTAAGTTTTCAAATAGATTGGTTCTCCCATCAAGATAGTCGCCAAGATGTATTAATCAAATGTAAAAAGTTAGAAGCTTTAGCCAAAAGAGATGGTAGTGGGAATCCCCAACACAAAGTTAAACTTATTTGGGGTAATACTGTATGGGCCGAAGCTAACTGGATAATACATGAAGCATCTTATACACTATCATTACCCCATGCAGGAAAAGATGGCTTCTTTCAACAGGCCATACAGCAAATTGCAATGTATCGAGTTGTAGATAATAATCGCACTTATAATGATATCCATAACATAAGAACTTAACTATGCCAACAGTAAAAACATTATATCTTCAGGAATCTAGCCCATACTCTACTGGTTTTGTATTAAACTATAGTGATGGGACTTTTTCATTAGAAAGGTATCCTTTAAAGTATGTACCAAATGTAGATGATCAATTACACATTGTAATGGACTCCGATAGTGTTTGGTCATTAGCTTATCAATATTACGGTAATTCCAAGTATTATTGGATAATTGTTGATATGAATAACTTAGAAAATGCTTTTAGTTTAGTTACTGGGCAAGTTCTAGTTATTCCAGATATAGTAAGAATTAAGAATATAATAACTTAACTAAAATGGCGACTAGTACTAGCAGGATTAAATCCCCATTTGTAATGGTAACACATGGGGGGATAGATGTAAGCCCTAATGTTGTATTTTTCTCATATAAATATAGCCAAACTGCTGATGATGTATGCCAATTAAGGTTTAGGACAAATAACGTATTAATAGCTGATGAGCAATGGCTACAAGAGGGAGCTAAATTAAAAGTAAGCTGGGGTTATAGGGTTTATCCTGGAGAAAGTGTAGTGGATAACATGATAACCCGTATAGTCTTTGTAAAAGAAGCTACATTCTTATATGATAGAGAATGGGTAACTGTAGAAATAGTTTGTTCTGACAAATTCTCTTATGCATCTAAGGATAGTAAAAATACAGTACATAATGAAACTTCAACAGGGGATTTAGCTAAGAAAATAGCTGAAGAGCATGGATTAAATTTGGATGATGAACATATTACTACTGAGATACAGGGAAATGTTATTGAATACACTAATGAAGTAATAACTCGTAAATACCCAACTTACTTAGATAAAGATGGTTATCAAAAAATGGCTGTAGATAATACCTTTGTCTATATGGAAGGCTCACATAAAACTTATGCTGAATGGCCTCAATCCAATAAAAGTGATAAACAAACACTACAGGATATGGCTAACAATGACAAGGATGGAGTAACTGAGGTATATGGTAGGGATGAAGATTTAGTTGTTCGTAAAAGGCCTTTTGGTAAAAAGCCCGTAAGATGTTATAAATATGGGATATCACCTAATCTCTTAAGGTTTACTCCCATGCGTAAATCCAATACTAAAAACAGTAAAGGAGAAACTAGTGGTGGTGTAGACCCAGAAACTAAACAACCTTTTACTTCTACTGCCTCTAGTGGTACTACCTTTGTAGAAAAAATAACAGGTAATACAGTTCCCACTGGTAATCTAGTAACTCAAAAAACTCCCAGTGAATCCCCAAAACCGTATCATATGCCTTTCCCTTTTAATTCAATAACCATTGAAAAATATAGTTTTTGGGGGAGAGCAATTGATTATAAAGAAGGTGATAGCACACACCAAAAAGATTCCACTAGCATTTACCCGGTCATAAATACCCATACTCTTCCTGCATCTTCTCCAATGGGAGAAACCCATACAATTAATCAAGGGGGTAGAACTAGACTAACTGCTAATGATTCAAACTTTTCAGCCAATGGGGACACAGTAAAAGTAATTACTCAAGGGGGTAGAACTAGATTAACTGCTGTACCAGTAGCTAAGGGGAAAACGATGAAGGATAAGATGGAGGAGTATAAAAAACAAAAAGATGCCTCTAAGCAAGATACTGATAACCATTTTGACTTGGATGGGCTAATTGTTGTATGGAGAGATTTAAAGAAAGTTGATAACAGTACAGGTCAACCTATTTGGGATTCAATACGAAAAGGAAAATATAATACTAGCGATGAAACAAATGCCCAAGATGCAGCGGATAAAGCTGCTAATGATCAAGCTAAAGCAGCGGCGGAAGAAAACCCCGGAGATATTGAAATCGAAGGAGACCCCCTACTTACGTCAGGAGAAATGATAACAATATTAAATGTTGCAAAAATACATTCGGGAAATTGGTATATAAAGGAATGTACCCATACAATAAGTGGCGGGGGTGATGCTAATGGTTATACTTGTTTATGTGGGATTATTAGAAATGCTACTAATCAAGGTAATGAAACCCCAGGTACTACTACTACTCCGGGAAGTGAACAGAATGTTGAACCTGCCAAATTTGATTTACAGGATAAACTTAAAAAGATAAGAGCAGGAGATGCTAATAAGCCTTTCCCATTATATAATGGTGCACCTAATATACCAAGTGATAAAATACTGGGACAATATCCTAATTCATTTATCCTAAAATGACAATAGCAGAAGTAATAAACGAGATAATCACTAAGGGGTTAGAGAGATTTGGTAGGTATTACTCTATTTATAGGGGATACGTAGCAGACAATGAAGACCCATTAAATTGTGGTAGAGTACAATTAGCAGTACCAGAAATCTATGGGAGTTCAATTATGAAGTATTGGGCATGGCCAAGGAATGTACTAGCTGCACAAGGTTTTGGGGTAAGTATTCCACCCCCTATTGGTACTATGGTATGGGTAGAATTTGAAAAAGGTAGCCCCCGTAGACCAGTATGGTCTCATGGGTATTTTGCTAAAGATGAAATGCCAGATGAGCTAAAGGGTACTAAAATATATGGTATAAAAACTCCTGCTGGACATTTAGTATTAATCGATGATGATAATGGCACGGTACATATAAAGATAAAGGATGGTGTATCATTGGATATCACTAAAAACATGATATCACTGGGAAAAGACCAAGAATCCTCTTATAAAGCAGTACTTGGTGATAATGCTAAAAAAGAATGGGAAAAAGAAAGGGATAGATTGACTGCTTTAATTAATGCTATACAAAATGCTACAACTACATCTCAAGATGGTGGGGCAGCATTAAAGGCCAGTATAGTGGCAGCAATGGCCCCTTACCAGATACCAAACATGATTGGGGACTATTCCAATTCACTATCAGATAAAGTAACACTAGAATAATGGCAATAGTAAATACACAACAAAATATTGTAGAAAAGTTCTTAGGTAGGGGATTGGTATTTCCAATGCAATTAACCCCATCGGGAGCTGTGGAAACTGAAACTGGTATCCCTTTGATACGTTCATGCTTATTAATTCTTTTACACTGGTTAATTGGCACAAGATATATGTTGGGGGAATTTGGATGTCATTTAGAGAATGTACTTGAGCAACCCAATGATGAACTAGCAATCAACTTAATCCGTACCCATATAACAGAAGCCATTGATAAATGGGAGAGAAGGGTAGAACTTATTGATGTAATTATTACAGTACCCCCAGAAAAAGAATACTTATTAAACATTACATTACACTATCGTATAAAGAACACCAAGGTAGAAGACACTTTTATATTCCCATACTACTCACAATTAAAATACTAAACAGATGATTAATAATCCATGGGTTGGATATTTAGATAGAAGTTATACACAGATAAAAAATTCTGTGTTAACTCGTTTGGGTACAAATAACCCAGAACTTACAGACCATACTAGTCAAAATCCCTTAATTGTTATTGTTGATATGTTTGCTGGTATAGCTGAAATGCTAAACCAGTATATTGATAATATGTGTAGGGAAGCTTTTATTGATACAGCAAGGCGTTTTACTTCTATGGTAAAACTAGTAAAAATACTAGATTACCGTATTAAAGCTGCATCACCTGCTTCAGCTGATTTAGTAATAACTTTATCTGCACCATTACCCACTAACTGGGTATTCCCAGCAAATACACAATTTGTATCAACCACTGGTTATGTTTTCTTAACACAACAAAATACACCATTACCAGCTGGTACTACACAATTTCAACTAAGTGTTGTACAGCATCAATATGTTATAGGTATATCCCTTGGTAATACAGATGGCACAGCCTTTCAAATGCTAGCAATTCCCAATGGTTATGAAGATGGTACTTTAATTATGATGGTGGGGGGAGAACCATGGACTAGAGTAAACACTCTTGGTTTTTCATATCCCACTAGCAAACATTATATTGTAGATATTGATGGTTCTGGTATAGCATACGTAATGTTTGGGGATAATGTACATGGGGCTATCCCAACTGCAGGACAAGATGTTATTGTAAATTTTGCTATAACTGCAGGCTCAGCTGGAAATGCTGGAGCTGGAGCAGTAACAACATTACCCGCTCCCCCCAGTATACCAGGTGGGATTACTATAGCATCAATAGAAAATACATATGGTGCAACTGGGGGTTCTGATTATGAAGATATTGAAAGAATAAGAACTAATGCTCCACTAAGTATACGTACATTGGATAGAATGGTTACTTACCAGGATTATATTGATGTTACGTTACAAGCCCCGGGAGTTGGTAAGGCTGCAGTGGATTTTAATTGTGGAAAGACAGTAGATATCTACATTGTACCAATTGGTGGGGGTCTAGCCCAGAATTGGCTACTGACTAGTACTTTAAATTATGATAACCAAAGAAGAATGCTTACTACATTCTTAAATGTACTAGCGGCAGGCGAAACCGAATTAAAAATAAGCATAAAAGGCGTATCCAGATTCCGCCAAGACCCTTTCCAAACACGCTTAGATGTAATAAATGCTCTAGTGGAATGGGGTAAATTTGAAAATCAAGATATCAACAAAGATGTACACTTATCAGATATCTATGCTTTAGTAGACAATTTAATCAAGGTAGATTATCACAATATATTGGAACTTACTACTATACCTTACGCTAGACCCATGAATAATAACATTCAATTAGTATGGGATAGAGAGGTATTACCTGCATCTGTAACAAAAGTACATTGGCGGTTTAGATACTATGATGATGGAATTAATGATTGGATAATGGTTTTCAAAAATGGCTATTATCTGGGTATGTTCCCATTAGAATCTTATTGGACAGACCCCCAACAAACACTAACTGTTAACGTTCATAATGCAGGGTTATACTCACAAGGTATGGAATGGGAATTTGACACACATCCCTATAATTCTAATATCGAAATAACCGATTTTACAATGCCCCATGTAGATGCAAATAATCTAACTATAACCATTGAACCAACATTAATGTAATGGAATTAACTAATTTCAAATTCAAGGATTGGTTATTTAACCAATTACCCCTATACTTTCACCAGAATGATTCTTATGTGGATAATTCTGGTGAGGGTCTGTTAAAGAGATACCTAAGAAATTTTGGGGAAGAGATAGATGAACAGATTATACCTTTTATTGAAAACTATATTAATGCTTCCTCATTAGAAGGAGAACGTAAATTTCTTACACATATTGCAAATACTTTAGGTACACCCCCCGATGTATGGTTAGGAAATGACCCAAGTAGATATGATAGGTTTTTACATTACATTGTAGACATTTACAAAATAAAAGGGACAATACGTTCCTATGAACTAATGTTTATACTACTGGGTTACATTGTAAATGTTATTGAATACCCAGAAAGCTCAGTTACAAGGTTTGATTCTGATGAACACTTTGATGAGGGATATAAATTTGATATGGGATGCCCCACTTGTAGTGATTACTCAATATTTATATCACCAGATGGACTAGATTGTTCCATAGGGCAATATCAAGCAGTATCCCAAGCTATGGTGGATTTATTCAATATCATCATTAACTTTTTGGAACCTATCAATGCTAATCTAAGAGATTTTGTAATGATGGTAGATGTTTGTGATGAAATTGATGGGTGTATGGATGACTCAGTTAAAATAACATTAGAGGACCATACCCTATTTGATACAAGTCAAAATATGGATGAGGAGAATTTTGATACCTTTACCATTATAAGTACACAAGTAGTAGCTACTAGTAATTGTACAATTCCCCCAACATTACCAGCCTTAGGCATAGCATTTAATGAACGATTAAATCTTGACTCACCCCCAGACTTAACTTATTATTATTTAGTTTTCAAAGAAATAATCATAGATGGTGTAATATATGACTTGGGAGAATTTAAACAACAAATTGGTGTATCTTTAACACCATTAATTACTTTACTTAATTCAACTATACCTTCTTCATTGGGCATTACCTTTAGTAACCCTTGGAATTATCAAGGACTTTATAATGTAATGTCTCTTCTAAAAGCAAATGCCCCTCAAGGAACACATATACACTTTACTGTTATTGATGCAGGAGCAGATGATTCATATAACCAGTTAGGTTGGACTCCCCCTTCTCCTCTGGATCCCCATAATTTTGTAATGGGTATAGTTATGGAATCACCCGAGTTATGCTATACAACATATACTATATCTAAGCAGTTTGGTAACCCCAGTGGGTATATCCAAGATGGTGCTACACTTACACAATTAAACTGCGTACCTACTGATCCATCAAACCCAAATACTCCTAATATATCTTCCACTTATATATCTGGTACTACTGGAGTATTTAGTCCTGGTATAATTATAGATTTTAATGATTTAGAATCTACAGAAGGATTACTAACGGGATTAGGTATTGGATTATTTAAGTTAGCCCAAGATAATGACTACTTATATATGACTATATGGACTAAGGCCGCAGTACAGGGATTATATATTAAAAATCCTGATAATTCTATATACAGTAGACCACCACAAACTACTAGCTGTGATGGTAATCCTTTAATCCCACAGGAATAACAACACTAGAAAACCTTAATTAAACAAAAACTTAAACACATGAAAGTAGGAAAAATACAAGGTAAGAAAGTATTCTTTGGCTGGAAAGAGCTATGGAATAAAACCCCAAAGATATTACTAAGAATAGGCTATGCTTTACTGGGTGTAACTACTGCAGCTTCAGCAATGGCATTAGTTACGAATGATCCCCGGTTAAGTAAGTATACTGCTATAGTGGGATTAGTAGCATTATTCATTGTAAAGCTATTTGGTGAAGAAAACCCAAAATATCAAGAAGAACAAACAAATGAACAGTCAAGTAACTCTGAATCTTAAAGGCTGGTTAAAAGCCTTCATTTTAAAACCCAGTGGAGCCTGGTATACCGTATATAATGACCATAACCAAATAAACAATACCCCAGGAACTGAAGTTACAGCAAAAGTCCTCGGGGGTGAATCAGGATGGTCTTTGGATAGGATAGTTGCTTATAAGGCTGGGACACTTCTAGCAAGTACTTCCGTAATACAAGTATCTTATCCCGCTCCTAACAAAGTTAGATTACTAGCAAGGTTTGATGAAGCTTCTTTTAATGACACTTTGGATGAACTAGCTTTAGAGGCTGGGACCCATGGAAAATTTGCACAAGTAACAGGCCTATCAATAACAAAAGATGATACTTTGCAATTAGGGGTAGAATGGACACTTACAATTACAAAATTAATATAAACACATGGCACAAGTAAGATATCATAATTATAAAGACTCTATAGAGTCATTTCCTTTTAACAGAGCAAGGGGAGGATTAATTGGACCTGGTAGATATGCAGGATTTGATACTATAACTAACAAAGTGGGCTTAAACTTTGATATTGCCCATACTAGTAGTGGTAGACAAATGCTAGAACTAGACAATATCACACAAGCTTTATTGGGTTTCTGGGTAACAACTAATGGGGCAGTAATATCAGAATCCGCTAACCTATCTTTTTCAATTGATACCAATGCAGGAAATGCATCAGTAAGATGGGATTTCTTAGTGGGTGAATTTGAATGGCTAGCTTCTATGGGAGGCCAAGCTGCTACTTATTTCATACTTAAAGGTCCCAACTCTGGGGGTTTACCCACATTATCAAACCCAGAAAAGCAGGTAATATTGGGTAGATTACTAATACCTGCAGGGGCTACAGATTTAACTGGTGTAACATATACCCCAGAAGCCTGTCCTTTCTTAGGTGATATGACTTATAACAAGTTATATGATATCCTTGATGGACGTTATGCTAGAAAACAAGTACCAAATAACTGGTCTGCTATCCAAAGCTTTGGAAAAACAGTAATATACGTAGTTGGCCCAGATAAATACATACCTGTACAAAGAAACTATAACAGCTATGAGGGAGCAAATGATGCCACTGTTAAAGAAATAGCTATTACCCAGGATGGTGCAGAAATATTCCTAATGAATAATTCTGCTAAGAAAATCACTATACTCTTCGAACAAACCCCAACACTTGGGGGATTAAAAATAAAACATGCTGCAGGGGCTACGGATTTACCAAGTCTAGTTATGTATCCGGGGGACTACCTTAGAGCTAAACAGGTTGGGTCAACTGCTCCACTAGATTATTATCAAGTACTTGAAACTAGTTGGGATTTTCGTAGTAAGATAGAATTACAAAGAAGATGGCAGAAAGCAGTATATACAACTGCTTCTTATTTTACATTTTGGAATAAATCTGGGTCAAATGCTCTATCACCCTCACTATTACGCTTCGAAGTAGACCATGTAATAACTGGGAATACCTGGAAATTTATGATCGATGGTTACTTTAATATTCCTTCTGGTTCTCCCGCTGGTATATTTGCTGTAAAGCTTGATATAGGAACCATTATACCCACTGCAACTTGGCAAGGTATAAGAGGATTAGGCACTGCTCAATATGATAATTTTCCACAGATGAGTAGTAATAATGTAGTAGGTAAACCAGTATTTGTTACATTAAGGAATAGCCCAGGTGTAGAAAGGACTCTTACATTTAGTACTATACAACAATCACCAGCTTGGGGAACTAATCCTGGATCAATGATTGAATTATCTTCTGGTTTTTGGGCATTTACTGATGAAGGCAGTGGGCTCCACCAACACCAGATATTCTTTCAAGGTGAAATACCATTATGTACCAATGTAACTGCAAATGATTTATTAATACCAACTACTTATTAAGAGAAATACTCAGCCGATAAAGATATTCCTCTCTTTATCTCCTTTCTAAGTTCCCCAACGTATTGTATGTAGGCCTGCCCCTTTGGAAATCCAAGGTAATCTGCTATGATATTGTTGGGGATACTTGCGTTTGGCTTACACCCCCTATCTTCCATATAATCCACTATCCATTGTGGACGTTGTAGTTCAACTTGTAAAACTGTATAAGCATCTTCACTGAGAATACTTTTCAAGTAATCCATCGCTTTTTCTAATAATGTGTCATTCTTTGTATCGTACTCTGGATTAGAAATAATCTCTGTCTCATCCGTTAATTCCGTAATATCTAGCTGAGTATGGTGGTTAGCAAACTCTTGTTTGTAGGCCATTGTCATAACCCTGTATTGATAGGTAGTTAAAGCATTAATGATGTATCCTTTTAAATTACCTATATTTGATGCATCATACTTTTCATGGAATTGACAAAATGCATGGATGAACTTAATATCAAACCATTGTATTATTTCTTGTTTATCGACCCCAAACCTTCGGTTGTCGATTTTAAAAGCTAGCTTATGTCTTAAAGCTGCTGTCTCTTTGTAAATCTTTTCAAAAACTGCTAGATCATAGTTGTCTGGCATCTGTTTTAATCTGTGTGATTCATCCATAGTACTTCTGTGTTGATTGATTAATATTAATTGTTAAATGAAAGTACAAATATATAACAAGGATATACTACACTGTATAAATCCTTGAATAAAAAGTTATTAACAGGGATAACTATTATAGTTTTTGGGAGGGAAACACTGAGATAGAGTATACTATCTATTTTTATGAAAGTATGAAAAAACATAAGCACAAAGAACTCTTCGATTTCGACATTGAGTTTCAAAGAGAAATATTACGTTATACAGCAACTGATAAATTTGGGTATAAAGCATTAGACAACTATACCCCCGATCATTTTAGTACAATTGAACTAAGTGTAATTGCACATGGTTTCAAAACTTACTATAAACAGAAAAAAACATTACCAAAATCACAGGTAGTATTTTTAGAACACCTTCGTAAGTTATACCATACAGCTGATTATAAGGATTTGTTGTNNTGAGGACAAGAAAGAAATACAATCAATAGTAAAAGAACTTTATTCTAGCCCTGCAAAGGACGGTGAAGAAATACTCCAAGCTGTAGCAAAGTTTAATTCCTATATAAAACTAAAAAACACACTAGAAAGCCTTAATTTAAAGGACTTTGGACAATACGAAAACTTTTCTACCAAGGTTAGGGATGCAATAAACATTGCAGTCAAATACAAAAAGGATAGGCCTATATTCTTATTAGCAGAAGCAGGGGTACGTATAAAACAACGTAGTACTACACAAGATGTATACCCATTGCCTTTTTGGCAAATGAACAAACATATTAATGCTGGGGGTTATAATAAAGGCTCTCTAGTAGTATTCCTGGGCCCAGAAAAGTACTTTAAAACACTAACACTAATCAATTTCTCTAAGAATTACCTTAAGCGTAAGAAAAAGATATTATACATAGACTTAGAAAATGGACAGGAGGGAATTGCTTTAAGAGCAGAACAAACTTTAACNNGGATATAGTAAAGAGGAAGTATTAAGCCAAGAACATAATGCCCAGTTATTAAAAACTATACGAAAATACAAACGCTTGGGGGGAGAGATAGTTATAAAGAGAATGGCAGCCTATACAACTACTACCAAAGATATCCAGAACCTTATTGATGACATTTATAGAGAACATGGTATCAGGTTTGATATATTAGTAGTAGATTATGTGGTTTTACTAGCATCATTATCAAACAAAACAAATGATACTGAAAGGATATCTGATGCATATATTGACCTAAAGAACCTTACTGAATCAAATAACTTTGAAATATGCTTAACTGGGCACCACATTACTAGGGAAGGTAAAAGTAGACTAGCAACTAGATATCATCCCAATGACACCGCTAAGTGTATAGATGTAAATCGCCATGTGGATGCAATATGGGGTATACAACAGAACGAGGAAGAAAGCCAAAACGGAGTTATTAGGTTAGAGATAATAACACAAAGAGATGGTGACCAATCGGGTAGAGCTTATTTCTGGATTAATCCTAAGATACAAAAATTGACAGAGTTTAACAAGTCACAATTAGATGAGATAAGGAAAGTAACCGAAAGGGATCAACCAACAGTAACTCCAGAGATAAAACGTAAACAAAAGAACAATGATATATAGCGAAGGAACAGCTAGAAAGATAACTCAGTATTTTAAGGATAAACTGGGTATGAGAGATTATAGGAATGGGTGGCTAAAGGGTAATTGCCCATATTGTAACAAGTATAAGCTGGGAGTACATATAGACAAAGGTATGGCTAATTGCTTTGTTTGTGGGGGTTTAGGTAATCCTATTACACTTATACAAAAACTTGAGAATATAGATACACGTAGTGAAGTATTACGGTATCTTGCTGTATTTGAAGGTTATGATTTTATGAAAGGCCCCGAAATAAAAGCTACAATCGAAAAACCCGTAAAATTACCAGATAGTTTCAGGTTACTAGCTTTTGGTAATGACCCAATTGCAAAACTTGCTAGAGCTTATATTAAACGTCGAGGATTACATCCAATAAATCTATCTCTTAAAGGCTATGGTTTTTGTACACATGGTAAGTATGCTGGGGCTATTATATTACCTTTCTATAAAGGTGGTAAACTTATATATTTCATAGCCCGACGTTTTATAAGTTTGGGTGATGATAAATTCATAAACCCAACAGAGGAAGAATTTGGTATAGGTAAATCTCATATCTTATATAACATTGATGCTTTAGCGGTTTATAAAAACGTACGAATAGTAGAAAGTGTATTTAATGCAGAAACTTGGGGAAACAATACAGTAGCAATATTAGGAAAGAAACCAAGTAGATGGCAAATAACCCAGTTAATCAAAGCCCCAGTAAAGAGGTATACCCTAGCACTAGACCCAGATGCTAAAGCAGAACAATTGCAATTAGCTAGAGAACTGAGTCTAATGGGTAAAACTATAAAAGTATTAAAACTCGCAGAAGGAGAAGATGTTAATTCATTGGGTAGAAAGAAAATACTAGCAATAGAGAAAAGCTATAACTTCATGGAACCCACACAATTTAATCACTACTATATAAATGAGAAATCCCAGTATACATATTGATGAGAAGCACTTAAGAGAAATCTTGGATGATTTATTAGACCTTGACGATAAAAAATTAACTACTCTAGTAAAATCTATAGTTACTGAAGCAAGGAAATATACTTGTAATACAAGAAATTTACTAGTAAGTACACAGAAACAAGCTAGAAGGGTAGAAAAAATAACCAATAACCCAAAAGAACACACCCTATTGTTTGTAAAAGCACTTCACTTAGAAAGGAAATCTAGGAAACACCGGGGGATAACTATAACAAAACCTGGTAGCAGAGAATGGCTAATGGCTAAAGATGTATCATTACTAGCAGATGATTTTTGTAATGAATATAACTTAACATTAAAAGAAGGATACAAAAGATTCTGTAACCTGTTATTAACATTGATGCCAAGAAACTTTTCTTTAAACCGAGTACAGGCAATAACACCAAAGATATATGAATTATATGATGCTGAACAAACCATACTATCAGATGTAACTCCAGATAGCACTAGAAAAATGTATGCACATTATCAAAAACTTTGTATAGCTCAAAGTGGGGTAGTAGAACACCTAGATACTATCCCAATGAGGTATAAGTATTTTGTACTAGCAAAACAAAAAGCCGTAAGTATGGGAGTAGATATCATTGATTATATAGATGCCCAGTTTACTGGCCTAGAATGGGCTAATGCTATCCCCACTCCCGAACAACTTATAGGTGATAAATCAATAACCCGAGTAAAGAATTACCTAAAAAAGATTGGAAAAGTGGCAGTGATTGCTACTGAGAATAAACCTATCGATTGGAAAACTATAAAAAGATTAAGAGATGATAGCTAAGATACAATTAGTAAACAATAATCTGGGTAAGGTATTAACTGACTTAGAGACACTTGACAAACTACGTAAACATTTTAGAATAAAGGCACTTGGGTACTTCTATAGCTCAGCATGGAGAAGTCACCAGTGGGATGGTTATATACATTATGTAAGAGAAAATGGTAATTTTGAGATAGGCATGGCTCCATTAGTATATTCAATTTTAAATGAATGGGGTTATGAGATATCTGTTGAAGATTACCGTCAACCCATATTTCCCGGAAAAATTCCTACTAAGATTGGTAATATGGTACCAAGAGATTACCAAATAGAGGGTATTCAGAATATTATCAATAATTGTGTTGGGGATGTACCATTTAACAGAGGATTAGTATATCAGGCTACTAATGCTGGTAAAAATCTACTAGCAGCAATGTTATATAAAACCTATAATAAACCATCTACTATATTCATAGTTAACCGATTACATATATACCAACAAGCTATAGAGGAACTTGGTCAATTATTCCCTAAGGATATAGGCTTTATTGGACCAAAGGGTAAAGGTAACCCAACAGGTATAAAATGGAATAACTTAATGGTTTGTATGATACAAAGTTTATCCAGAGTAAACAATGAGCAATTAAGGCAATTCCAAATGGGTATAGTGGATGAGTGTCATTATGCTTCAACTTTTAAATGGGTAGTAAATAAATTAAATAATGCTTATATAAAACTTGGAATGTCTGGTACACTGGGAAAACATAAGGATAAATCTAAAGACATGAAAATCATATCCTACTTTGGCCCCATTGTACATTCAATAAGCAATAAAGAGTTAATAGATAAAGGCTTTAGTTCTAAACCCATTATCACAATGGTAAAAGGGGGTGACTATATTGGTGATGGTACTTATAAAGAGGAGGAAGAACAAGGTTTAATCTATAATAAAACCCGTAATAAGATAGCAATGAAACGCCTAAAACTAATGATCTCAAAGGGGCGTTTACCGGCATTAATTATATGTAGGTATCATAATCATACAGAATACATATATAAGAAGATACGTAAGAAATTCCCAGAATTAAAGGTAGAATACATACATGTAAATGTAAAAGATAGGTTAGAGAAGTTGAATAAGTTTAAGATGGGTGAAGTAGATATATTAGTATCTTCTTTGCTTATTAAAGAGGGGAAAAACTTACCTCTAGTAAAGTATTTGCAATATTTAGCTGGGGGAAGTTCAGCTATAGTACTTTTACAAGTATTGGGTAGGTTATTGAGGAAACATAAAAGTAAAAAATTGGTATGGTTTGATGATTTTATGGATAGTGGGAAATACCTCAAACCCCATTCAAAGAAACGTTTAAAAGAGTTAAAAGCCCAGAACCTAGAAGTAAGGGATAAGTGGAATACTAATAGTAAATAATGGAAATAATAACACATGAGTAAAAGGAAACGTAGAGAAGCACTAGCAAAACAAGATATTGATATAAGCATACCTTTCAGGTTTGATATCATTGGTAGTAAAGATGACCCATGTTTTGGTAAACTTTATGACATGACAACCAGTGAATGTCAAAGATGTGGGGATTCTGAATTTTGTGCAATAGCTATGATGGCTAGAAATAAACGTAAAAGAGATAAGATAGAAAAAACACAGGTATTTAAAGATACAGAAACTACAGACAGCCCAGAGGAAGGTAGGTATAAGCGTTTTAAAGAATACATAATCAAGTGGCTAACCATAAAACCCATGGGTTATGAAAAACTATGTAGTAAATACGTAAAGAAAACACATTTAACTGCTAAGATATTTGATAAATACCTTACTAAAATGGTGAATGCAAATATCATACATAAGTCAAATAATAAATACCATATAAAATGAGCACACCTTCAAGATGGAATAAGTTAGAAACTGCCCAACTAGAGCTATTGAAACACTTCACTAAAATAGAAGAAATACCAATGCCTGAGGTTGGGAATACCAATGAGATGATATTGCAAGATAAGCTATCTCAACAAATATGTCATGACTTAGTATCCCGTTTAGTTGAGGAATTAGTTGAAATGGACCAAGAGATACGTAATTTGCATAATGAGTATACTGGGCCTAAGATGATAGGTATAGATTCTGAAAAACTAGCCACACAAAGCATAGAAAAAATAAATACAGAACTTGGGGATGCTATATGTTTCCTATTGGAATTACTGCTATATTCTGACCTTGATGAAAAACAAATAACTACGTGGGTAAGAACTTTGTTAGAGAATGCCGGGATAACTCCCAGCGAATGCTTACTAGAGAACTTATTCAAGTTTGGTAACTATAGCATGGCTACAATAGAACTTAACAACTACGTTAATAACAAACAACATTATTCTACATACCTAATACCCTTTACTGATGACTTTATGAGAGGGGGAAGGTTTATAGGTAGTGGATATATCACAGACTTGGAAAGGGAAATCTTTATAATGATTGTTGATTTAAACTTAGCCAAGAATAACCTAAAGAACAGGCCATGGAAAAAGAGTAATCCCAAAAGCGATATACAAGAATACAAAAAATTCGTATTGGAAGCATTAATACGTTTTATACGTATGCTAATAATTATGGAGCACACCCCAGATTCAGTAGTAAGAATACACCAAATAGTTTATAATAAAAACATAACACGTATAACAAACAATGCATAAACATGAATTTCACGATAGCCAAGCTGCCTGGGAAGGCATAAATGATTGGCTTTTCTTATCAGAAAAAAAACTAACAAAGCTTGGGGAAGGTCGCCAGGGTAATGTAATGATAGCCTATGATGTATGGATAACGGTACATAAGGCTAGAGTAGACCCAGAATTTGACTTTGCACAAACATTAGGTCACCGTTTAAATAAATGGGTTACATTGGTTAATAATTACGTTGACCTAAACTACCTGGATTTGGTAAAAGATGATGTACAACAAAGAGAGCGTAAGAAACAATTAATCTATAACGTATCTATGCATTTTACTAATACCCATAACTCTGGTAAGGACTGCTTAATATCTTTAACATTTTCCCGGAGAACTAACTGGGATTTGCCAGTATTAACTTTTCATGTAAGGGCTTCGGAGGTTACAAAAAGGTTACTATGGGATTTTTTACTTGTACAACGTATTGGTGAATATGTTTATGGTAATAACAAGTTTTCTATTATCTTTTATACACCAATGGCTTTCATTACAGCAGAGACTTTTACAATGTATGATTTATACAAATCTATTGATGGACTAGCTAAAGGTATCAAGGAGTTACAGCCACTCCAACAAAGGATAATTGAGGTAGTACATAAGTTTAAAACAATAGACCCAGTAAAAATATCTTACCGTTCTCACCAAAGGGCTGCAAGGCAACTACAAAAAACAAAAGATGGCAAGGCTATATCAGGCCCTTTTGAGATGAAGGCTAGGATGCTGGGATTAAAACAAAATAATATTGAGTTCCCCCCAGATATCGTAACTGACCGTGAAAGAAAGGAATATATGAGAAAACGTAAAGTAAATGAGTTATAAAAATGAAACACATCCAAAGTAACAATTTCAAAGAGGTTATCCAATCCCTTAATGATGGATTCAGACATGAGGCTAGCATTGTTAGATCTCCTGAGTGGCATGCTCAACCAAACACAATTCTAATGCGAGAACTTTTAAATGTAGTGTTTAGTATAAAAGTACCCGATAAGAAAGATGATGCTGAGGACTTATTCGAACCAAATTTACCATGGGCTAACTTACACTTCAAGGAAAGGATATCTGGATTGCCACTAAATCCGGGGGAATCCTATAAAAAGTGGCCTTTCTATAAAAGAGATAAGGAAATGAGAAATGAAGGTGAAATGTTTAGCCATACATATATGGAAAGATATTGGCCTACATTTACTAATCCAGATACCCCCACAAAAATTACAATGGGGATACGCTATCCCTATGGTGATCTGGATGATATGATTGAGTTACTAGTTACTAAACCAGAAACTAGACAAGCATACTTACCAATATTTTTCCCAGAAGATACTGGGGCTTTACATGGAAAACGTATACCATGCTCACTGGGCTATCACTTTATACTAAGAGATGGGTACCTGCATACAAATTACTACATGAGATCATGTGATTACATTAGACATTTCAGAGATGACATGTATTTAACTGCTCGATTAGCTCAGTATATCACTATGATACTTAATTTAAAATCTGGCGAGTCAAATAAGTATACCGTGGGGATGCTAGATGTTCATCTAGTGTCTTTACATATATTTGAACATGAAGTTAGATTGTTAAAATGAAAAGAGTAACTAGAGATACCTTATTTTTATCCATTGCAAAGTTATTTGCATTAAGGTCTACATGCTCAAGGTTATCAGTTGGGGCTGTTATAGTAAAAAATAAGAGGATAATATCTTCTGGCTATAATGGCCCACCCGCTGGAGAACCCCATTGTAATGACTGTACATGTAACCCAAAAGAACCCTGCAAAAGGGCTATTCATGCAGAAGCTAATGCAATCAAGTGGGCTATGGATAACAACATTGATTTAATTGGGGGTACTTTATATTGTACACATTTACCATGTACAAATTGTGCAACTAAGATAGTTAAAAGTGGTATATCCAAAGTTGTTTACAGTGAGGATTACAGGGATTCAAAGGGATTACTAATACTAAGAAAGAATAGAATAGAGATAATAAAAGGTAATGCAATACAGGATTATAAAGAATTGGAAGCAGTTAAAAAAAGTAGTGGGGTTTATAAAACAAACTCAAGTATTTTGTCATGACTTTGAAACAAGTTCATTAGAGTATTATAACCCAGATGAGTATCCCACTATACTGGGAATGAGTTTTCAACCAGGATTTGTATATATACTACCATTAGGCCATAAAGATTCACCATTTTTAAAGGATTACGTACAAGCACTAGAATACATTGGCTATCACCTTTGTGAAAATAAAAAGATTGTAAAGATAGGGTGGAATACCAAGTTTGAACAAAAGTGGTTCCTACGTTACGGTATAACTTATCAGGGTAGAGTTTTTGATGCCATGTTAGCTAAGTACTTACTAGACGAAGAGAAACCCTTTGGATTAAAAGAAAATGTAATACGCTTTGAACCACTACATGCAAACTATGAGGATGAAAATAATAACCAGTTAAAAAACATGGCTTGGAAAGATATTCCAATGGATATTCTATCCAAATACTGTGCTATGGACGTAGATATGACCCTAAAGCTAATGATAAGATTTGAAAATAAACTAATACAGAATGACTTTTACAAACTTTTCAGGTCAGAAAAGATGCCACTATCAACTGTATTAGCTAATGCAGAGTTTAATGGGATTCTTATCGATAAAGCTTTATGTAATGAGTTAGTATACAAATATCAGAAAATGATTGATGATAATACTAATGCCATGCTAAACCACCCCATCCTACGTAGATATGTCATAAAGCGTATAGAAGAGAGGAAATTAGAGTATATAAGTAAACTCCAAGCTGAAATTGAGGAATTAGAAAGTAAAGGAGCACCAGCTAGAGCTATAACCTCAAGAGAAGAAAAGGTATCACGTATTATAGCCAATAACCCAAAGATAAAAAATGAACATGCTTTATATGAGCCATTTAACTTTGATTCACCTAAGCAATTAGTAGAGTTATTATACACTTCTAGTAAAGGCTTTAAGTTTCCTATTATAGAATTTACTAAAAAAGATAAACGCCCCACTAGTACACCCAGTACGTCTGAGGATACCCTGCAAAAATTAGAAAAGAAGGTAAAAAAGAAACGTGACAAAGAGTTTTTATCAATGATACTTAAAAACCGAGAGCTTAGAAAACTACATTCAACCTACATAGTAGGTATAAGAGATATCCTAACACCAGAAAATCGCATTCATACTAGCTTTTTAATACACGGTACAGTAACGGGTAGATTAAGTAGCACAAAACCAAATGTACAAAATGTACCAAGAGTATTAACTAACCCCGATGTTAAAAGAATGTTTATACCCCCACCAGGTAAACTCATAGTAGAATTAGATTATGGTCAAGCAGAATTAAGAGTATTAGCAGAAATCACAAAAGACCCTGTAATGATTGATATCTTTAAACAAGGATACAACATACACGTAGCAACTGCTTGTAAAATGTTCAATGGAGATTACGATAAAGTAAAAGCAATAATCAAAGACCCACACCATCCCGATAATGAAATATGGGAACGGAGGAAAAAGATAGGAAAGTCTATGAACTTTTCAATTATATACCTTCAAGGAGATAGGGCTACAGCAGAAGGCCTTGGGTGTTCAATAGAAGATGCAAAGAAGTTTAAAAAAGAATGGTTTGCTAGTTTTCCAAAGGTAAAACCTTGGCTAGAAAAACAATTTAAGAAAGCCTACCATGATGGATACGTAAAAACATTACTGGGACAAAAGAGAAGATTACCTAATATCTATTCACCCGTAGAAGGACTAAAGTTTGAAGCATTACGTCAAAGTGTAAATGCCCCCATACAAGGGGTATCAGGACAATATACTAATATTAGCAATATCGTTATAAGGGAGTATCAGTTACAAGGTAAGTTACCTAAGGATATGCAATTAGCATGGACTGTACATGATAGTATTGGCCTATATGTAAACCCAGAGGATATTCACCATGTAGTAAATACAATTACACATATAATGGAAAACCCAGAAACACTTCACTATTTTGGATATGAAATGAAGATGGTAAAGATGAAAGCTTCTGCTGAAGTAGGGAGAACTTGGGCTAGTCTAGAGGACTATGATAAAACCAAAGATTATACTAAACTATTGTAATAAGCGTAAACTATTCATAAATATAATTAAAAATAAGCATTATGGCACGTAAAAAAGTAGCTGAAATCCTGTCAGTAGATACAGGGGAACAAAAGCAATTCCGGTTTGTATTAAAATCCGGTAATGGTGAAATAATAGCCCAGTCATGGGGTGAATCCTACACCAGTAAGGCAATGTTAAGAAAAACTCTAAGAAGACATTTTGCAGAGTTCACAGTAGTTGATAACACTAAAGATGGGGGTAACGATGAATAATATGAAAGTTGCTTTTGCTGGTTCTTCCGGTAGTGGTAAAACCACACTAGTAAAATTTGTACAACAAGAACTTGGGTTAGAGTGGATATCAGGTTCTGCTGGAGATTTATATACCCCAGAGGATGTAAGCTATCTACAAGATATGTTAAAACACCCAGGTGGGGGTCATCATGGAGTAATTGCTTATTCAGCACTAAACTCTACCTTTGCAATACAAAACCAGCAATTGTTATTACTAAGAAGAACAGAGTTATTTACTAAGTACAATAACTTTGTAACTGATAGATCCCCTGCTGATAACCTAACATATTTTGTATCACAGTGTGGATACCACCCAGAAGTAACTGACCAAATAGCCTCAGATTTTATTGATAATTGCAAAAAGGCCTGGGGATTACTAACACATGTAGTATACATTAAAGCTGTACAACCAAACGCAGTAGAAAATAATGGTTCAAGGATATCTAACAAGTATTATCAAAAGGCTATAGATGCCCAATTTGAAATGTGGATAGATACCATATTCAAATATGTACCTGGGCCTCGTATTTTGTGCTTAGATTACTGGGACCTGGATAAAAGAAAAGAAGCTGTATTAGCATTCTTAAAACAAAGTGGGATATGAGTAAGTTAATCAAGTATGCAAAAAATTCTACTTTAATGGATATATCCATTAAGATAGGAGATGAGTCATTTAAGTTTAATCTATACAAGGAGTTAAAGCTCCCAGAGATAACAAATGACAAAGACACAATTGAAACTTTTCAATCTCAACCACAAATATATGGGTTTTTGGCTATGATAAAAAACAAGTTAGAAGCATTAAAAGCAAAGCTATCACTTGAAAAAGATAAGGTTTATGCTAAAGCATTAATGACTTGGAAAGGCCAAACAAATCCTTCTACAGGTAGACCATATAATGATGAATACTGTAAGGCAAAAGCTGAAACAGATAAGTCATATATTACTTTGATGGGAGAACTATTTACAGTTGAATATAATCTCGGAGTAATATTATCATGTCTAAGAGCCTTTGAGGCAAGGAAAGACTTAATGCAAACACTATCCGCTAATATGCGAATTGAAAGGAGCAAATTTTAAAACAAATATACAATGATTTCGAAAAAGTTAAAAAAGCGAATGGCTGAGAAAAAGCAAGCCATTAAAACCGGAATGGGGAACAGCAGTTTTTATTACTTGAATGCTGGGGTAACTAGAATACGTCCAGTACCAATCCCCGAAGATGATGATCCACTACCAGAAGTAATTACATTCTTCTTAGGTAAAGAGCTGGGAACTATCATATCTCCAAAAACCTTTGGGGAACGATGCCCAATCATGGAAAAATATGAGGAGCTATCCAAATCCGAAAAATCAAGTGAAATTGCCGAAAAGTTTAAACCAAAGAAACGTTTTGCAATGGTAGCTTTAAAATACGAAGATGAGAAAGGTAAAGTACTAATGCAGGGGGGACCTCGTATAGTAATATTACCTGTAACAGTAGGTTCTCAGCTAATTGATTTCTTTACGGAGGATGAGGATGGTTATGGGGATTTCACTGATGCTCATTCTGGCTATGCTCTAAAAATCAAAAAAGAGGGCTCTGGTATCTCCACTGAATACTCAGTACTAGCAACACCCCCAACTCCTTGTCCAAAACCTTATAACCGTGAACGTTACGTTCCAACGGATGAGATTAGAAAGGTAATACTACCTTATGATGAGCTTAAGGTTAAATTGGATAGCTTCTTAGCTGGAAATTTACCCAGCATGGAATCATCAACAGAGGTTAAGAAAAAGAAAAAGAAAAACCGGGATATCTAAGAGAGATGGCAAAGAAAAAGACTACAAAAGTCCTATCTCTCAAAGATATAGATAAAAAGTATGGTACGGTAACTAAAGCCAGTACCATACTTTTAGAATATGATAGGACACTACGTATACCCTCAAGATGCCCTTGGTTAAATTGGCAAATAGGTGGGGGATTACCATACGGAAAAATAATCGAACTATTCGGATACGAATCAACTGGTAAAAGTTTACTAGCAAAAGACTTTAGTATCACTACTCAATTATTAGGGGGTGTGGTATTATGGGTTGATGCTGAACATGCACTAGACTTACAGTGGGCTAAACAAGTTGGGATAGATTTAGAGAAGTTATATATCTATGAAGAGAGTAATTCAGTAGAAAAGATCTCTGACTGGATAAGGGACATTTCTATATCAATGAGAGCCCAGTTAACAAATAACCAACCTATATTGGTGGTAGTGGACTCACTAGCTGCATTGGATACAGAAATAAATATTGGCTCCGATCAACTAGACAAGAAAGCTCAAATGGGTAATAGAGCTAAGGCTATAGGTGATATGTGGAGATTACGTAATTTTGATTTTAAACGTTATGGTATAACTGTGATAGCTATAAACCAAGTAAGGAAAAAACTTGGAGCATCTATGTTTGAAAGTAATGAAACTGTACCGGGTGGGGAATCTACTAAATTCTATTCTTCAATCAGATTAGCCACAATTGGTAGCAAACAAATCAAAGGAGTAATAAAGGATGGTAAGTTTTCTGAGGATACAAAAGGAATAAAGATGGGTAGGAATATCTATGTAAGTGTAGAAAAGAATAAAACATTCCCACCCCGTAACCGTGTAAAAACTCAAGTATACTTTACCCCCCACATTTATAGCTATGTTGGTTATTCCAAATATGAAGGACTAGCAGATATCCTAATAGATGAGAATATCCTATATAAGAAGGGAAATGCTTATTACTTTAAAAGCAAAAAGCATGGGGAGGTAAAGCTTTGTGGTAAATATGATGATATCACTAATGCACTGGAGGAGAATGAAGAGTACCGCAAAATTATACTAAAAAAGCTAAAGGTAAACACAGTATCAAAGACACAACTCCAACTGGATAACATTACACATAATATGTTTCCAGTAATAAATTCTACAAATGATGAAGAGTAAAAGAGTAGTTATAGTAGATGGTAATAATCTGGCATATGCCTCATATTATGCTATGGCTGGTATGAGGTATATGGGTTACCATACTTCAATGATATATGGTTTGCCAAATGCAATAAAGGCTAGCCTAGCACAATTTAACCCAGATAAACTAATTATTTGTTGGGATGGCCCAAGATCTAAGGAACGTTTGGAATTGGTACCTGAATATAAACAGGGTAGAAAAACCTTTACAGAAGAAGCCAAAAAGGATTTCTATGACCAAATGAGGGCTACTAATAAACTACTAAACCATTTGGGTATCCTTACACATAAAGATAATATGGAAGCAGATGATTTAATCTACTATCATACTAAAAGGTACCTAAAGAAAGGTTATAAGGTAGTCATAGTATCCAATGATAAGGACTTCCATCAACTAATATCACCAAGGGTAAAAATATACCAACCCACTAAAAAACGTATACTCACATACAAGAATTACTCAAGTATGATGGGGATAGAACCAACGATGTCAGTGGATTACCTATGTCTAACTGGTGATAGTTCAGATAATATACCCGGATATCCAAGGGTTGGTGAAAAGACTGCTAAGAAGTTATTAGAAAAATATGGCTCAGTAGAAGGTATAATAAAATACTTGGAAGGAGTTATAGGAGGGAAAGAAGGTATATTAGAGATAAAAAGGCTTACTAGTATATATGAAAGGAATAGATTTATGATTGACTTAGCAATGTACCACAAAATAACAAAACATAAACCCGAAGGAAAGCCCAAAAGGAAAAAACCCAACATTGACAAACTATATAAGATATGTGCAAAGTATGGTATACGCACATTTTTACAGACACAATTTCTAAAACATTTCAAAATTCAATAATATGCATCCAATTAGGTTCAAGGAAACAGACGTAGTATTCAAATCACCCAAAAATGCACCAGATGGTGTAGTAGGGGATTTATTCACCAAAAAAGTATATAGCCCAGATCTACAATGCATGGGTCAATGCAGTGCTTGGGCAATAACTGAAGAAGAATTAGCCATCCTAATGAAAACAAAGGTAATATACTTAACTGTATTTTCACCTTCACACCCAGTAGTATCCATTGGAGTTGGTAACCCTACTGAAGATGACCCTATTAATAACATAGATACTGTAACCACATGATTGTATTCGAGGAGATAGCCCCAAGATTTGACTGGGAATTAAAGAGATGGGAAATAAGAGCTGGAAAATACTTCATGGGATACATATCCAAAAGGTATATTGGCCCAAAAGAGCCACTTTGGTCACCAGTTCGTAAAAAAGTATATTCTCCAAACCTACATATTTTCTTAAATGATGGTAAAGGCCTGACATGGGGAGAACTTGGACATTATAATACCTATAAAGAGGCCAAAGAAGCATGTAAAGCACATCTATTATCATATCGTAAAGCATTAAAATAATGAAACCACTATTCGTAATATCATCCGATTGGCATATCCATGACTTTTCAGGAGGAAATGGACAATTTTCTAGACTGTATTACCAGTTACTACCAATAACTAGACTTTATAAAGTTTGTAAGAAACTAGAAGTACCTCTAGTATTCTGTGGGGATATGTTCCATTCTCCCCATGATATAAAAAATGTAGTTTTTAGTGAGGTAGTGTCTACTTTGAACAAAACTTTTACTAAAGATGGCATAAAAATATACGCAATACCCGGAAACCATGACCAATGCCAAAAAAACACTATAAAATACAGAAGCCCCGATTACATTAACACATTATCTACCTTAAATGACACAATAATTGATGTATCATGGAAAACTATAAAGGTAGGAAAGCATTATATCTCGGGGATACCTTATTTAACAGATAACATTGGATTTGTAGATGGTGTAAAAGAATTACACAAAGCCAAATTGGATAACCATATACTACTAACACACAGGGATTTCCCTAACATAAGCGAAAATACTAACTCAGTAGATATAGAGGATATTGTTAATGAAAAAAAACTATTTACACCATTTCAGCTAGTATTATCTGGCCATATACATATACCTTCAAAGTTTATGGCAAATGGTTATATGATTGGGGCTCCCCAACAACAAAGCTGGAGGGATACGGGGATATCCTATGGGTACTGGGTATGTTTTCAACAAGGTGATAAGTTAAAAATGGTGCATAATACTTGGAAAATGCCTGAATTTAAACTAACAAAAGATATAAACGATACAGATGAGTATAATTATTGGCGTAAGGAAGATGTTATTGTGGAACAAAAGGAGAACACAGAAGAAGTTGTTGGTGACTACTCTGCATTTAGTCCTTTAAAAGCAGGTGAAAACTACCTAAAAGAGATAAATGAAACGAATCCTAACAGAATAAAGGCTTTAAAAAACGTATTAAGTAGAGTATGATAAAATTTAAGACATTAGAGATAGAGGGCTTTAAATCCATAGGTAAACTAACCTATAAACTTGACACTCCAGGAGTATCAATCATTAGTGGAGCTAATGGGGTAGGTAAAACTACTATCATTGATGCATTAATATGGGCTATCAAGGGTAAAACTATAAAGAAAGTGATAAACCCAGAGCCCTGGGAAGCATATAAAGCACCAGATTATAAAGGTACACACGTAAGATTAACCTTCGAAGTAAATAATAAAGAATACCAAATTGACAGGTATGCTAACTACAAAACATTGCCAGATGGGCATGGTAAAAATAATCTTGTAGTAACAGGGGGAGAAAAGATTAGGGATAAAAACAGTATACAGGCATATATTGATACGTTAATACCAATATCTTTTGACCTGTTAAAGAACTCTATAGTGTTTGGTCAAAAACTGAAGAGGTTACTAGAGGTAGAGGGGCCTCAAAGAAAACAACTTATTGAAGAGATATTCGATATCACCTACTTAGAAAAAGCTAAGGATATTGCTAAGGAAAAACTATTAAAAGCCAGAGGAGAATACCAGGATGCTAAAGCAGAACTAACCATGACAGAAAATAGGCTTGAAAATGTAAGGGACCAGATAGAACAAATCGAAATAATGGTTACCACATGGAAAACTTCTTCACGTAGGATAATTACTTCCCTAAGGAAAGAGATAATGGAACAGAAGGGTATCATTATCACTTCTACTAATAGCCTAATTGCAATTAACCAAATAGATGATGTGGACAAAACGATGGAAGAAATCCGGGCTAGGATCAAGAAGGCAGAAGGAGATATCGTTAAGTATACAATGATTAGTGGTAATCTAAAAAGTGTTAAAGCAGATATAGAACGTAAAAAATTACTACTAAAAAAGATGGAAAGCACAAAACCCATAGATTGCCCCACCTGTAATCAACTTATCACTAAAGAAACTAACACTTTTCTGAAAAAACGCTTAATGAAAGAAATACCTGAGCTACATAAAAGTTACAGAAGAACACTTAGAATAAACAGAAAGAAAATAAATAGCTATAGTGATATTGTACATGATGGGTATGCTAAATTACAAGTATACCGGGATTATCATACAAAGAAAGTTTACCATGAAGAAGCAAAAGCTAGAGCAGTAGCTGCGGTAAAAAGGTTTAAGGATGAAATAACCCAACTTAAGAAAACCAAACCTGATATCACAAAACTAATAGGCTTAAAGAAAGAGCTTAAAGAGTTACTAAACATACTACCAGAGAAAAGAGCAATGGTAGAAAAGAAACAACGTAAGATAGAAAGCTATGAATGGGTAATACAAAAACCCTTAGCTTCTACAGGTATAAAGAACTACATAATTAATTCACTAATACGCCATATCAACATACGTTTAAACTTTTATACTAAGAATTTACCGATGCAAATAAAATTAGCGGTAGATATCGAATCTGCTAGTAAAAACATTTATGGTATAATCACAATGGGTAAAGAACAAGTACTATACCAAGAGTTAAGTGGGGGAGAAGAACAACTTATTGACATTATTACTGCCTTTGCGATACACGATGTAATTACCGAGTCAAGAGGAGTAAATATATTATGCTTGGATGAGGTATTTGAATCATTAGACAGTGATAATGTAGCAATGGTAGCTGAATTAGTTTTACAAAAATCCTTAACCCATAGTATTCATCTTATCACTCATAGAAAAGAATTTAGTTTACCCAATTCTACTATCATCAATTTAACCAAGGTTCTTGGGGTAAGTAGCCTATCTTAGGCTTTACTATTAACTAGTAATATCAATCACCATCATATTATATCAATCATGCAGAAACGTATAAACTCCAGAAGTAAGGGGGCTAGAACTGAAAAAGCCTTAATCACTTTTATGGAAGAATGGTCAGGCTATGAATTTTCTAGAGTCCCAGCTTCTGGGGGACTACGTTGGAGAAAAACAGATAATATTACTGGGGATATTATCTGTAGCGATGATAGGCATAGGTGTTTGATATCATTTGAGGTAAAAGCTAGAAAAGAAATAGATTTCGAGAAGATAATCAACCTAAATGTAAATTCAGAAATACTAGAGTTCTGGGAACAAGCTAGAAATGATGGTAAAAGAGGTAATCGTATACCCATGTTATTCATGAGGTATAATCAATTAGCTCCAAAAAACTTTTTCTATGTAATACTGGAATACGAAGTATTAGAAAGAATTTTCAGTAAGATGATACCTTTACCATACGTAAGAATTTTTACTAGTGATAATCAAGAATTAGCCATGATAACTACTGAAACCTTAAAACAGGTAAAATACCGTAAAGTACATAAAGCAGTTAAACACTTATTTAAAAAGAGATGGCCAGCACTATACAAAGCAATGATTGTTGGGTTGTAGCCCTAATAAACAAAGAGACATTATCGATCATAGGTAATCAATTACGGAAATCTAAGGGATTTAGCAACATACAGTATTATATACCCACAGTTAAGATTTTACAGAAAAGGTTTAAAAACAAAGAAACATTCGTTGAGGTACCCGCACTTTTTAATTACGGGTTTTTTAAGATACACACTACTGACTATAACATTGATTACTTGGAATCTCTAAAAGAGGCTATAAAACCAAGTATTTTTTCATGGCTAAGAGATCCTGCTAAACTTATACTAGAGAATGATATCGATTATGAAAACAAAGTAGTACATAGGTATAACCAATGCAACATTGCAACTGTAACACCCATGGATATAGAACACTTAAAGAATACACCCTTCCAGGACACTATCTTTTCATACGATGATATAAAAATGCTATCTCCCGGGATGCTAGTAACTCTAAAGGGATATCCACTAGAAGGGTATGTAGCAAAGATACTAGACATTAACCATAAGAATAAAAAGGTAAGGGTAGAACTACAACTTGGCCCCATAGTAAAGGATGTAATAATCAGATTTGAAAACCTACTATATACAATATACCATGGCGATCAATTTGAGGTATCACCCATGAAAGAGGAATACCATGAAGAATTATCATTAAAGAAAAGGAAGATATGAAGATACGCAAATTATCTGATAGTAAAACTTGGCCACTACTAACTAATGAAGAAAAAACAGTACTACTTTTATCCTATGGACATGAAAGATCTAGCTGGGAGGCTGGAGAAGTTGTAGGGAAAGCACATTACAAATATTTAGAGGTATTACAAAGAGCTACTTTTATCATGAAGGAATTCGAAGAATTTTTTTCTAACTATCAAGGATTATTTAATCCTAATATTGACTTGGATGAGTCATTCATGGCTTATATACGTGTAGCAATGAGTGAACGATTACCAATAAGGGGTATAATTAATCGTCTAAAGGACCATCCAAGACTTAAAAAGGCATACAGTAGACGTAAATTACTGATTGAAAACATGGAACGCCTTAGATTATCTGATGATGATTGGGGGTTAGCTTGTCATAAGCTTATACTAGATTTCGATAGATACAATAGCTCAAGAATATTACCTGTTGATATACAACTTCAATCAGGTTTTAAACGTAGAACAAAACATAGGGAAAAAAGATTAATACGTTTGGCTAGTTCATGGCCAGTGGAATCCTTACAGATTTTTGCTAGTAAATACAAATTACCAAGAAAAGAGGTAGAAAAAATGACTGTGGCAGAGATTAAGAACTCAGTAATCTATGTACCTTTACTAGCTGCAAAAGAGGGCCTTCATGCTATTGCCACTGTACATAGGGACAATCTAGAAAAAATTACTGCTTTAGGATTATATGCATTCTTAAACAAGAATGAAGCTATGGAGTTTCATACTTTGTGTAGGAATTACTTAAGGAATGAAACTAAACATTGTAAGGAAGGACAAATCTTCTGGCCTAATTATCGTAGACTTATTAATCGGTCTATAAATCACAAGGAGATAGAGATGATACCCATGGGTAACCTACGTAGTGAAGAGCAGGTTCATTACGTTAAATGAAGTTTTTATGAATTTTTAAAAATTATTTTGTACTTTAATTTTTTTAAAATATTATTGCACTGTAATTTTTAAACATAAAAAAATGATATAACAGCCTGCTAGTCAGTACTACTACGACACTACTCATTAGCAGATAACATTAGGTATACTATTCATAATTAAAACAACAAACACATGGCAAAGAAGTCAAAGAAAAAGCATGGTTTTTTACTAGCATCAGGAGGGGATGCTTGGAAAAACATGTCAAAGATGAAGTACCGAGATCTACAACGTAACGCTATCGTAAGGGGCATGGGTTTTTCTGAAATGGTTAACAGCGATATTTATTCCCTCCAAGCTTGGTTAGCTGCTAATTGGAAAATACCCATAGATACACAAAAACTAGATGAGTTTGATTACTGGAGAGAAAAGTTCTTGTATGCTAGAGGTTACGTAAATGAGCCATTTGTTAGACTTGGTTACATTGGCAAAGTAGATGAGAATGGGGAAGTAGTTTCTAGGAAAAGGGTAAAAGGGATGAAGAAAAACAGAAGGCCCCGTAGAGATAAGAATGCTCTTGGAATATTTACTGGGACTAAAAAGGACTACACTTATCAATGCTATGCAAAGAAAATACCATTAGAAAAAGCAGTGGGTAAGATAATGGATAAATATCCCGATGCAAACGAAAAATCTATCCGGATATGGTACAGACAATTTAAAAGGAGGGATACCAGTAAATGAGGAAAAATTTAAGATACAGTGAATACATGACCATGCCGGGAATATTCCGGATAATGGGACTTGGTGGGGGTAAATCCATAAAGACTGAAGTACTGAAGGAAGTAATTGAGCCACAGTATTGGTATATCCTCAGGTGGGCAGCAAAAAGTATGAGAACTCCCTATTTCTTTCCTTTATTTGGGCATAATTATCGAATAGTGAAGGAATATATCGATGTAATTGATATTGAAGCTAAGGCAAAACGCTTCGCACTAAAATCCATATTCAAAGACCCCGGGAGTTATGCTCCTATATCTGGGGAAGATTTGTTAAAGTTACTAGACAGTTATAATGCTATCAAGTACTTTCCCAGCGTACCAAAATATACTAGCCCTAAAGGTAGAGATGATAACCAATACTTATATTCACAGATTACCTATTTGCATAATGGGCATTATTACATAGCATTTATAAGTTCTAAATGGCATAAAGATATACAGATTGATATGCTAAAGAAGGTATTTACTAACTACTTTGGGAAAGACATAAATCTTAATGATATCCTATTGAACAGTATGGTTGGCTGGTTTAAACCCCCAAAAGGCCAACGTACAGTATTAAATGAATACATGGGGGTAGTATATAAACGTATAAGCTTAAAAAGAGTATGGAAAAACAAACACATAATCAAGAACTTCGTACCCTTACGTTCAAGGAGTTGGCTGAAAAATATCCGCATCAAAAATCCGGGTGTTTGGTATACAAAGGGGATGCTAAACAAATATATATGGCTTACCATACTAAAAAAAGCAGGATGTCCCATAGAGTTTTCACAAAAGGACAGTTTATACTGGTCGATGGAAGAAACTTTCTTATACGAAAGGTACAGCTATGTATAAGATACAAAGATGTAAAGGATTGGGCAGTTATAAGCAATTTATCAGCCCACAATTTAATATTAGAACTAAAAGAGAGCGGGGTAAGGTCAGATTCTGCAATATACTTTAAAGCATTAGGTTATGAATAACACACCATTTTTAAAAGATGAGAGCTTCAAGAAAAGTTTAGAAGCTAGAAGAGAAACTTCGATAGCCATAATTCAATATTACAGGGTTCTAGTGGAAGTAGTTAATAACAAAGTAGAAATTCCCACGGATGAAGTATTTTGGGAACTAGTACCCGATAAAAAAGAATCACATTCGATAAAAACTCCTAAAGATATTAGCAATCTAGCTAAAAAGGTACAGTTACACAATAATAAGGTAATGTTAGTAGTAAGTAACATGGCTAATGGTTTACACATTACCTTTTTACAAAGATTAATAACTACGTCAAACTTTAATACCATATTTGAAAATGAAAGTGGCATTTAGAATACTGAAAAGCATCCCATTGCTTATATTACTTGGGCTAAGCATGCTAATATTATTATCGCTATTTTCCCTATATTTGCTAGTGGAATTGATATCTAAGGCTATACTAGCGGGTAAACTAAGGAATAAACGCATAATATTAATCTTATATAAATTCAATCTACTATTAACAAGGACAATAAAAACACAAGGAAGGATAAACGATTACTTAATACGATTAATTAAACTATAAATTCATATTGTTATGTCAAAACAAAAGAAGTCAGCTGCACCTGCTAAAACTGCAGAAGCCACCAAAGGTGGAGAGATTAAACTTAACGGTAAAACAGTAAAATCCGTGGATGAGCTAAAAAATGGTTTGTTATTGGTCACTTTTACCGATGGTACTACCTGTATAGTAGTAAAAGGCTCCATTGATGGCAAATTACCAGTTGGGGGAACTAAGGTAACCCCTGATGAAGATGATGAAGAGGATGAAGATGAGGAAGATGAGGAAGATGAAGAGGAGGAAGATGAAGAGGAGGAAGATGAAGAGGACGAAGA